CTGCTCTTCAGTGAGCGTGTCTGTAAATCTTGGAACTGATATCATAACCTTTATTTTTCTATACCTAAATATACGAACTTTGACCTTAGGAGGCAACTTTAATTTTCATTCAGTAAAAAATCACCTATTTCAAGAATCAATTCTTCTTCATTGAATGAGTGACCCTCTTGAGTTAACGTCTCCATTGTAAAGACTACTTTACACATTGCTTCCAAAGCTTGCTCTAGAGTCATCACTTTCCCGTAAGCTTTCTCTAACTGAAATAAAATTCGTAGTTCTGTCATAACCTAAATATATGAACCCTGATTCAATCAAGCAACTCTTTGTCCGCAATCTCTGCATTTTCTCAAAACTAATCCACTGATGTGTCTAACAACAACGGAAGTATTTTTATGCTCACAGGCTTTCATAACTAATCAAAATTTATCTTGATAAGCAAACTCTCCATGCTCAACAAAAGCATCGACCATAGATTCAATTCTTTGAACATCGTCATCATCTAAATTAAGAATGATTGAGCGATTATCTTCATCAACGATGTCAACATCAACGACTCTTTCTCCTGCCGGGTCCATAATCTCCTTGTACCAGACATGCCGTCCATCATCCATCATAATGTAGTAAGTCTGGACGATGATTTGTTCTTTGTGATTCTCTAATATTTTCATAACCTTTATTGTACCTAAATATAAGAAATTAGTTTGTTAATTCCAACTCCATAGTAGAATTATCCATGAACCGAACTTTCGTTCCTGCAAGCTGCTTATAGGTATAGAGAGTGCAATCAATATCTTGATAGATAGTCTCCTCCCTGTAAGGGCCTGATAATTCAAATTTCAATTTATCTGAAGAAGCAATTTCAAGCTTCCTGCCTTCATCCGTGATGGGTCTATACCCGGCAACTAATTTTATCATGGCACTAACTCCCCGTCCTTAAAAATGTAAACTTTTTTGTCTGCCTTAATCTCATGAATGGTATTGGCATTAATCATTCTGAATGCTTGCTTCTGCATATCAAAAACAACAACCAATCCTTTCTCAGAAGGAGTGTAAGACATCCCAACCCCTTTAACTCCTTTTGTAACTCCTCTGCGGGCATTCATCAGTCGGAGTGAGCCATCCTTCTTTGTGAAGGAAACTGTGAAGATCTTATCTCCCAGCAATTCTATAACCTTGTTTACTTCCATACCTAAAGATAAGAAGAGGAGGGGAAGTTTCCAACCCCTCCCCAAGTTTTTTTAATCTTCTTCGCTTGCTGCTTCCATTAAAGAATCCCAAGAAGCTTCCAAAGCATCTACTGCAGAGCTTATTATCTCATCTTCGTCGATTGGAACATTCTCAATTTCAATTCTGTTATTGTAGCTCAAAGAAAGCTCAATATCATCCGTATTCACAACATTCTTAAAATCTTTATCTGAGAATGTTTCCCGGAAGATGTCTATCAAAGCATCTTTTTCGATTACCAATTGAGGACCGCTTTGCATTTCTGCATTTAAGTCTGTTAACAGTTTGATTACATCCTCTCTTGAGAATAGCGAAGGGAAACTGTTTGAAACCTGTTCGATTGTGTTTTTGATGTGTTTATTCATAACCTTTATTTTTTTATTATACCTAAATATACGAAACTTCCTCTTATGAGGCAACTTTTTGTTTATTTATTTCCTCAACATATATTTTCAATATGTTAGAAGCTCCATAGAAATTACCGCTGGTCAACATCATTTCTGATATTGCCAAAATTCTAGCCAAGTCTCTCTCCTTTGGAGACCTGCTTGTGTCGTCTGCAATAGCTTGTAGTTCTTTATTTCCCATACCTAAATATACGAAACAGCCTCTCAACAAACAACTAAAATATTTTTTCTTTTGTTGGATATTAAAATTGTTCTTCGTATCTTTAGGATGTCGGAAAGATGGAGTACGAAGGGCGGGGTCAAAACCTGAAGAAATCAGACGTAAGCTGTTCTTTAAAAAAAAATGGTTCAAAAAAAGAACCACCCCCTTTCGGAGGCAGTCCCTTACTAACTTTAACTAAATCTATTGCTCGGTAAATTCTTCCACCTTCTGATTGTAAAGCTCAACCATATCGATGAGAAGTTGGATGCTCTGGACTCTTGCTTTTGAGCTGTAGCCTAATGTTTGCTTGGCTGCGTCTCTGGCTGAGAATCTAGACATCTTCATGCCTGTCTTCATTTCTAATTCAAGACCTCTGATGATTGTTTTCAGTCTGAATAGTTCGATGTTGTTTCCTGTGATTGTCATAACCTTTATTTCTTATTTCCTATACCTAAATATACGAAATAGCCTCTAAGGGACCAACTAAAATAAAAAAAAAATGGGCCCGAAGGCCCACTCTTTAGATGTATGATTCTGCTAGCTCGTAAAGCTTCTCATTCAATTCAATATCCCTATTGAAGTTCTTGATTGAACGAGCTGTCTTATTTCGGCCGGTAGAGGCTTTGTATTTAAAACCACCACGAACCATCTTCTCCTGAATCACATTGAAGACTGTCCAAAGATCATTACCCTCATCCTCTTTACGGACAGGCTTAAGAATCTCCTCAGCGGTAACCTCAGCTCCACCCTCTCCGAATCTGATTCCCAAAGCAGCTAAAGCCATCTCAGCCTTCTGCTCCTCAGTCAAAGTAACCTCTCTAAATTTGTTCAAGGTCTCAACAGTCACCGGCAAAGCTTCAACCAACCCCATAACTGTCTTCTTCAACTCATCGAAAGAATAACCCTTATGACGAATGCTCATAGAACCGAAATCTTTGGTTGCAATAACCAACCCGTTAGAACAAATCAATCGGAACAAACCGGCACGGAACTGGAATGAAGAAAGACCATCGTGAGAGTTGCTCAAAAGGATCTGAGGATAAACCGTCTCACCATCCTCGGCCTTGATAACCACATTGTCGTTTCTGAACACAACCATATGCTTACCAAAACTACCACCAACAGATTCTCCCTTGCGAGTCTTTCTCTGTTTAACATCAACAACGTTCCAGCCTAATGTAGCCATATCATCAATTAGATCGGCAGTAGGTACATGAACGTACTTAGAAGATACCTTGGCAGATACGCCAGTTTCAAGGACTGCAGGAGCCATCTTGGCAATCTGCTCACGGGTTAAAAATGTGTTTGTCATAACTATTATTTCTTTATTGTACCCTAAATATACGAATAAGAGGCTTATGAGGCAACAGTTAAACAAAAAAAAATAACGACCATCCAAAGTATTTTTGTGGCCATATATACGGTATGTGGTAGACTCTAGAAGGTTTTGATTGTTAGTTTATTGTGTGCCCTAAGCTCGTTTCCTTATGTAACGTCAATGTCTCTGAAGACTACATTGATAAATATCAAAAAAAATAAAATAACTGTTGGCCCCCTGAACTAATGTTCGTATCTTTAGGATGTCGGAAGATAGTACGAAGGGCGGCTCCAAAGGGGTTGAAGAAATCAGACGTAGTTTGGGCCCTGGAAAAAGTGGTACTCTCGGCGGTACCTTACCACTCCCCTCCCCGGTACCTCCAGCGGCCGGCCCCCGGCAGGTTCCCCCAGACCTCCCCCCAACACCCGGTTGGCCGCCTGCGGCGGGACCTCCCCCCCTCCCCCCAAGCTCTCCGTGGGGTTCCGGCAGGTATCGACTCGATCGACTCGAGCGGTACTAAGAAAGTCACCGGAGGGGTACACAGGCCGGTAAACTCTCCCTAAAATATCTTACACATATTCTTCTCTATTTCTACACACCATACCTTATTTTTATTATAGTACTATGTAATACCAACTACTATAGACTACACATTACCTTTCATTACACACTTCCCATATCATACCCAACCCTATCATTCATATGTTTTTTCATAGTATCTTAGTGTTATCTTACGTCTATATTCTTCTATAATATACTCTACAGTTTACTAGCTACGGTTGTCTAATCCTACGATTTTCTCTACGGTTTACTCCGTACGGTTTACTCTACAATTTTCTCTACAGTTGTCTTGCTACGGTTATCTCTATACGGTTTACTCTATGGCCGTAGACGTCTATCTTTTTATCCTACGGTTTACTATCTACGGTTTTCTATATAGTGTTTATAACCTGAATTACTCTACTCCTACTCCTTTATAGGTTAGGGTAATTTTCTTTCATAGATTCTTTCAGTAATTGTCTTGCTTTATGCAATTGTGATCTTACCGTTCCCGGATGTATGTTTAACATCTCTGCTACATCTTTTCCGGTCATATCTTCCAAGCAATGCAATTCAATCATTTTCCTATACCCCGGCGATAACCTTTCTATATGTTTTATAACTGTCTGCAGATCTAAACTAGCGGTATTGTCGTTATACGATCCTTTATTTAGTTCTACTACATCTTTATCATACCTTTGAGTTCTTACATGGTTTAACGACAAAGTTATAACTACTCTAAGACACCACGGTATTAAGAAGCTATCGTCTTTTAATTGATGTACACACCTAAAGATCTTCTCAAAACTATCACACATTAGATCCTCGGCATCATCCTTATTCTTCACATACTTGTATGCAGTTCTAAAAAAGTGTTCTTTCTTATGTGTATATAGATGAACTTTAGCTTCATCTGAACCTTCTCTTAACTGCTTGGCTAATATCTCTACCGGTATTCCTCCTATCTCGCTCATTAGATCTGCTCTCTTACTTTACCGGCCCATACGGTTGTATAGTCCTCTTCTTCTAGAAAATTCGCGATCCATTCTTCACGAGTCATTCCTATTCTCTCGAGCTCTTCATCGCTCATTAATGCACCGATTTGTTCTTGTGTCATAACCTATGTCTTTTTTACTATATAAAGATACGAATAAAGCTTTATATAAACAACTAAACTAAAAGGGCTGAAAGTCTTTACCTACCGTCTCGATAAGTTCTATAGCTTCTAGAACCGATACTGTAAAAAATTCTCTATCTTTTCTGTACCTATATGTTGCTAATCTTAAATGGAGTAATTGTTCTAAATCATAAGGACGTTCGCATCTAAATGAGTAGATAACATCCCAATCTATAACTACACCTGCATTATTGATCTGTCGGATCCTGGTTGAAGGGTTTGTAGATGTGAAACCTATTTTACATAACCCAGGAAAGGATTCATTTGTCAGTATATAGACAAATCCTCCTGCTCCATTTTTTGGTGAGACTTCATCCTTCTTAGGAGCAATTCTCCTAAGGTAAATAACATCTTCCCAATCTTCTTCGTCAGCTACTAAAGGGTTTTGGGAGGGCACTCTCGTGTAGTGAGTTGCTCCTTTAAAGCTATGCCCTCCATCCCCTGATGTACTCAACGCAACTTTTACAAACCTCCACCAGTCTATTTCATCTGGGTGGATGTATTTCATTACTTAGTTTTGAGTAGGTTTCTTTTTAGCAGGACGCTTACGTTTTGGTTTGGTAGCTGCAGATTCTTGAGTTGCAATTAACTCTTTAACTTCTGCTTTTACTGCTTTGATTTCTGCCTTCGTAGCTTCAACCTCTGCTTTAGCAATTTCAACGATAGCTTCTACTGCTTCTTTTACTTCAGCTACAACCGGAGCGGGTTGCTCAACAGGAGCTGGTTCATTGGAAAGAATCTCTTCTTTCATTTCAGCGATCAACTCTTGACGAGTTTTCTTTGACTTGCGGTAGGCGACGATTACCAATACTAGGAAGCCGACTACGATGATGGGTGCGATTACGTTTACCATATTATTGTCTTAGTGTTTTTTTGTTTCTATAATTTACATCAGTGAACATTGTAGGAATCATATCTCTATGAGTTGCTCTGATAGGATTGATATCCAAACCTCCTCTACGGGTGTACAGACAAGCTACCATTAAACGGGTAGGTTGGTAAGCTTCTGTTAAATGCGTAAATACCATCTCGCAGATCTCTTCGTGGAAGTGAGACACCTCTCTATGAGATACAATATACTTTGCCAATGATGCGAAGTCAGGAGCATTAACTCCGTTAGTTTCAATCTCAATATAAACATCACCCCAATCCGGCTGATTGGTTACTCGGCAGTTACTTCTCAAAAGATTAGAAGTTACCTTAGTTACTACTGTGATTTCTTCCGGACCTGCTATTGTAGTCTTCAACTGAGAAGCATCTGAATGGAATGTATCGAAAGTTAGTTCGTCTAGATTAACTGCTGAATCCAAAGCTATAAAATCTGCTCCAAATTCTACCTCAGGGCTAAACTCGTTCGTAAAGAACTTAGCTGTTACCTGAGTCTGTAGCAATTCAGACAAATCCTTCGCAACAGTCTCTTCAACTAACTTAACGCATTCTTCTCCTGTCTTACCTAAACGGGTCATGTTGAATGAGTTTAAGTAAAGCTTGATTGATTTAGACTCTACGTGAGCAGGACTATCTGCCGGGCAGTAGATCTTCATCATACCGTTTACTGGCCTACCGTTTTCTGTGATTGCAGAAACTTCATAAGCATTCCAAACATCTCCACCTATAAAAGGTAGATCGCCTTCTTTAATGCCGTAACTCTCTCGGTTAAAATGACGAGGTACTGCAACTAATAGCTCAGGAGCATAAGTTGCTTTGTAACCTTCTCCGCCTACCTTACCAAGGTGCTTACCGGCAATTTCAATTACTGTATTTTGATTCTTATCCATGGTTCTTAATTGTACTGTAAAACTTCTCTAATCTTTCTTCTACTGAGCCTGTTAGCTGAATAACAGGTACGTTTACTTTCTTAATATAGGTTTCAAATAGATCTACTATCTCATCTCTGAACTTAGTGTTGACGCTTCTGGTTCCGTCTGCAACGATATCGAACTCAGGTTTAAGGTAGAAGATGTAATCATAACGATCCTTGTAGTAGTTAAATACATTCTCAGCATAATTTAACACCCATCTTTCAACCTTACCTTCTCTCCAAAGCCACTCAGTATAAACTACTCCGTCGATAATGCATCGGTCCATAATAGCATCAGTATACAAAGTGTTTTTGATATGCTCGTTAACGATTAGTAACTGAGTAGTATTACCTCCGTCTTCGTTAATCTTCAATCCCTTCTTAATCATCCGGCGAGTAATCTCGTCGATGAATTCATACTTATATCGAAACTCTTCGTTCTGCTTGATAGCTTCTAACAGAGTAGTCTTACCTGTTGATTGAGCTCCTGTGAATGATACTTTCATTAGTATTAATATACGAAGTTAGTTTGACTAAAGCCAATTTCTTCTCAAAAAGTTTGTCCATTGCTTGATAGATAGATCATGAAGCTTCTCAAACATCTCATCCATATCTAGATTCCTGATAGAGATTTCATCTGAACGCATAATTGATCCTCCATCTACTTCCTCAGTTACTCTGTGAATAACACAGCCGGAAGTCGGTAAGTCTAAATCCCAAGCCTTCTTCTGAGGATCTTTTCCTTTTAGCTCAGGGTACTTAGTTATCAAACCAGGATGTCCGTTGTACATGACTGGATACTCTTTAATGATCTCTGTAGGCATAATTCTCAACCATCCATGTAAACTAATTACGTAGTCCTTTCCGTAGATTGTTTCTGAAAGAACCTTCCTGTAATCTTCGACTAAAGGCTTGTTAGGAAGCATGATAATGTTATGAGATAGAACATCTCTGTTGATTGTTCTGAGATGAGAAGGCCTTTCGTTTGTAATAATCAAATCAGGCCAACGACCAAGCTGCTTACTCAGTTCAGCAATCTCATTACCGGTCTGCGAGAAGAAAGTTACCCATTTAGCCATTCCACCATTTTTTAAATGTTTCGATATTCCAATTCAAAGCACCTTTATCAACTGTAGAAGCTGGATGACTAATCAGCTCATAAAGCTTTTGAGATTCTTTAGTCATCAACCCGCTGCTAGGATACATAACTTCTTTAATAGCATGTACTACCGGGTTGGATGTATCCATTGAGTAGATCCAGTCATAACCTCTGTAGAACTGACCTTCTTGAGGTAATGCACAGCCGAGTAAGTGATGAGGCTTCTGCTTATTAATAATGCCGTCTTTTTCTAATCTCCCTAGTAAAGCAACTCGGCCCAACATCCAACTTACAAGCTTGTTCGGATGAGGAACCAGCTCTTCATATAGAGAGTAGTCAAACGAGATAGCAATCATATCAACATCCAACTTACTATCTAGAGTCTGATAGCATTCAACAATCTCTTCATAGGTCTTTCCTTGAACTACTGCAATGCTTTTTCCTTTAGCGGTTGGTCTATGAAACTGATTCCAAACATAAGCATTAAAGATTGTTCTCTTAGCATCTTCCAAAGCATCTGGAATGATATACCAGGTAGGTTCGAGCTTGTTATTCCATTCAAAGAACTTCTTCATATCAAAAGCTTCTCCTAATTCGAAGATTGAGTTATCCAAAATAACTTCTCGCTCTTTGCAAGCTTTTGTGAATAACTCTTTGTAAGTTTCATCTTCTTCAAGCAAATGCACCAAGCAATAATCATAATCAGTCTTTGACTGAACAAAGTAGAAAAGCCCGGTAGGTGATTCGTGTGCTATCTTGATCATTACTTACAGCTATAACCTTTTACAAATTCGTAAAACTCTGCTCTTGCTGAATCTTCTTCTAAGAAGCATCCTGAAAGCTTTGAGGTCTTCATAGAAGCTCCTGAATGCTTTACTCCTCGGCAAGATACGCAGTTATGAGTTGCTTCTACCATTACAGCTACTCCCTGGTTACCTTCACAAATCCTATTAACTGCATTATGTACTGCAACTGTATACTGTTCCTGAATTGTTCCTCGACGACCGAAGTATTCAACAATCCTATTCAGCTTTGACAAGCCAACAACCTTACCCTCTTTAGAAGGAATGTAACCGATATGAACTCGGCCTTGGATTGTTTGATGGTGATGCGAACACATAGAGGTAATAGGAATATTGCCTTCAAATACCATTCCGTCGTATCCGTCTGAAGGGAATGCAGTGATGTTGTCCATCATGTCATAACGTCCTTTCCACAAGTCAAATACGTATGCTTTTGCTACCCTGCGAGGAGTATCAGAAGAGTTAGGATCATTCCTCCAATCGCAACCTAGTGCGTCTAAAAACTGACCGTAAGCTTCTGCTGCTTCATCTACCATCTTCCATTTCTCTTTCTCGGTGAATGGATAACCGGGTGCCTTGCCGTTAGCAAAGCCTAAGCCTGCTAATTCAAGACCGTCTGAAAATTCTTTTAAATCCATAAATATAATATACTAACTTTTGTCTTAATATGCAACTTATAATCCAGCAACAGAAGTTCTTTCTGCCTCCACTCTTGTCTGTCCTTCACTGTAAATGATCTTTCCTTTCTCATGCTCATTAGGATTGTATCGGATATTAGTCTTATAATAGTACAAAGGACCTTCGTAATCGAAAGTCTCAGTCCCTAATTGCTTACCTAATTCAATCGCTTTTGGCCCAGTTATTCTTCTAGGTCCGTTGAATGATCTAAAATCGATATCTAATACACGATACCACTTACCGTTGTTCATTTGAACTTCACACGCCCAAGCAGTATTAAAATCGAATACTAATTTACCAGTATTGCCTCTTTTTTCTCCCATGCCTAAATATACGAATTAATCTGGAAGTAAGCCAGCTTTTTCTACTGCTGTCCAAACTCTAGTTTTCCATAGATTAATATCTACTCCTTCAATTTCTTTAGCACCGTTAATGGTCTCTTTTGAAAGCTGAACAATGCATAGATCAAACATTCTATCTGCCTGTGCTAAATTTCCTTGTTTTGCAAACTTTCTACCTAGTTTAAATTTTTCCTTTAATGTCATAACTACTACTTGTCTTAATATACAAACTTTAATTCGAATAAGCAACTGCTGTATGCTCTAATTCTTCTTTAGCTAATTGGTGATCCAAGGTCAGAAATAAACAAAGGTCTCGGAGCTGCTGGGGATAGTACAAAGCCATTTCCACCAGCAGTTCGTCCTCCATCGAGTCAAAGACCTGGCTGAAGTTTGGTACTTCTTCAGCAAGTTGTTGTTTCTTTTTACTCTTCTTCATCAGCTACATAAGTCTTTTTCATAACTGGTTTTGGTTTCCTTGCTTTCAAAGAATCCAACCATACTTTCAAAACGTGTAGCTTTTGTAAATTTGATGTCTTGCTCATAATTTAGTCCATTTATTTTTATAATCTTTATTCGATGTTGCGTACTGGGCGTAAGCGTTTCTGATAGGTTGACCGGAGTTATAAGCACCGCATGCTAATGTCCAGTCTCCATGAATTGAATACCACTTACGAAGCATCTGCATACTAATCTTAACATTCAGATCAATATTAGTCTTCAATTCTTTCTCGTTGATGTGCCGTCTAACAAAAGGTCTAGCCCAACGGGTAATAATCTGCATCGGTCCAACTGCTCCTGCAAATGACTTCTGATAAGGATTATAATCAAAATCAAAAGGGCCTTGGTATCGAGTTTCTAGATAAGCAACATTGTAAGCAATATGCTTTGGAATGTCGAAACTATCACTCCAGTGCTCAATCGACTCATACATCTGGAGTGAGATAGTTCCGTTAGCTAAATCTAAACGCTCTTCGAAGTAATCCATCCGACGATCAATATTGAAGTACATTGCTCCAATAATTCCGAGGATGATAACCAAATACCAGTTTTTTAATTTAGCAAACATAATTAGTCTTATTTAGTTACTACAGGGGCAGCAATCTTAGAAGCATACATCTTAAAGATGATTCGACCTACTGAGTCACTATAAATAGTATAGCTTCCAGTCTTGCGATCCATCATTATTAATTTGTCTTCTGAATCGATTGCAATTCGAACTTCCTTATTGAGGATAGTTTCGTTAACTGCTTTTGGCTTCATCTTCAATTCATTGAAGTAGTAGCCCAAACCAAAGCCGGCAATCAAAGTTGCTGCAACGATGGTGATGTTCATGAATCGGTTGAAGGTAGTCTTCAACTTTGCTTTTTGTTCTGGTGTGATTAGGTTTTTCATAACTTATTATTTTTCTTTTAGGTATTTTATTGCATTTACAACTTCCTGGCAAAGCTCATATACTTCGTTCTCTACTAGGATTTCTAAATTCTTCTCTAAAGTTACGATAAATTCTTCAGGATTGCAAGTCAAATCATAAAATTCATCTTCTTCTTCCATCTCTACTGAGATGATATACACATTTTTTTTAGTAGCATCTAAATTTGCCAGTATTGCATTGCATATAATAGCTGCAAGGTTAGCATCTCGTTGTTTAACTTTCTCTATGAAGTCAGCCTCTGATTTAACTCTATAGGTTCTCATATTAGAAAAGATCTAGAGGGTTTCTTTTAAGTTTGTAGCCTTTCATCTTAGTTGCTTTCTCATCTGCTTTTAAAAGGTCAGTTGCCATTCTCTCAAGATGTTTCTTTTTTTCCCGTTCCTTGTTTTCAAGGATCTTTTCATGCTTTGTCTTTTTCATAAGCGGCTAATAAAATCATCCTCCTCAGGCTCTTGATCGACTAATCCTAATTCTTTTAATCTCTGGAGTTGGTATTCGTCAAGTTCCCAATCAGGCTCTTCTTGCTTATAAATAGTTACGTGATCTTCAAGTCCTTGAATTTGCCTGTTATCAAACACATCACCTACTGTTAGGAAAAAGCAATTGTAGCAAAGCAATTCTAGATTTTCTATCCTGTAATTTTTTTTATTTTTGTCTTTGAAATTCATAATCAAAGGCATTTTGTAATCAAGAACTCTCCTCTCTTGCATATGGCAAACACAACACTCCTCTAATAAGTAGCCTTCTGTTATCAACCTATCTTTGATCTTCTGAGGGGTGAATGAATGAGGTGATGCAAGACCTTCTGTAATATCTTTCAGCGATGGTTCATCTGACCTACCTACTAGAAATTTTGGAATACCTGCTCCGGATTGATTCTTATGCTTCTCCCAAAGACTTAAACCTGTTGCTTCGTCCTTATATTCTTTAGCGTATTTTTTATAATGAACAAAAGATACTGAAAGGTACCTAGCTGCTGCTCGGTTAGATCTAGTTCGGCTCATCGCCGACAATATCATATCTTTAGAAAGAAACTTAGTCTTGGTCATTATTTCCAGGTTCATCATCCCGGAAGCCGGAAGATGTTTTTACGTCTTTACCGAAGATGTCTACATAAACTTCATGGTCCATAATAACTATATCGTTATAAGTATCTTCTCCTTCTCCTTTAGTAACAGTTACTGCTCTTTTCATTTTAGAGGAAGAACATTTCACACACGTGGTAGCTCCTGGTAATGCTTTTAAACGCCCTGCTGGGATCTCTTCTTTACATTTAGTACATAAAACTGTCATAACTTACTTTTTTAATTATTACTTAAATATATGAAAATCTTTTGAATAAATCAACTTAAAGGTCGAATTTGTATACTATAAGTTCATATAAATCTCCCGGTGTCTTGAAAAAGTACTCTGTTCCATCTTCATCCTCCCAGGCAATAATTTCTCCTGCTGCGTTCTTTCTTTCGTAAACATACCACCATACAATACTTGCAACCTCTTCATTAAAGGTAAACTGTAAGATTTCTTCCATCATAGTCCAGTATGGAGAAACAATAGTAGAAGTATCAATACCTGTAGTAGTGAAAATTTTATGTTCGTGAGCAACTAATTTTTCTAGATGAGTAATCATCTTAGTAAATAGTTTCTTCTCTTCTTCTAATCCAGAATCTTCTACTATATCAACAACTTTAAACCTAACCCCAAGAGCTTTTTCTAAAGTCTTTTTTATATTTTCAAAACCTTCCATAAAATTATAACACTATTGTTGTTATTTCAAAAAGAGATAAAAATGTCTCTATATCTAACCCTTTTAATGCTGCAAAGAACATAGCTGCATCTTTAGAGTTTTGGAATACTCCGGAATTAATAATTTCTCTCGTTGAGTCGTTTTTGCTGTAAAATCCAAATCTCATATTTTTTCAATTATTGTTTTAATCTCTACACACTTTAGGTAATCCTCTTCCTCTTGATAAATAGTTAGGATAGTATTTAGTAATTTCTTGAACTCTTTCCGCACCAGGCAGAGATCTAATCCGTAGTAAACCATTCTGAATAATACTAGTTCTTCTTTGTGGTTAATAACAGCATCAGCAACTCTATCGTACACTCTTGTTTTTAATATTTCTTTAAACTCCGGAGTTCTAAGAGTTTCTAAGAAGCTTTGTTCTATATCTTCTTCGTCCTCAAAATAGACTTCGAGGTATATCGGTTCATCTAATTTGTTCATAGTAGTTTTGAATTATTAATTGGATTATGTTTTGCATACTGTCCCCACTTATACCTAAAGTATTCGTGACAGGCTTGTTCTTTAACTGCTTTGTTTTGTTTTTCTTCTGGTGTAGCTTCTGTTCCAACCGAAACAAAATGGTAGAAGTTGCATTTGTAGCTTCTAATCATTTTCATTCCTGATAGTTCACATTTGAGAAAGAATTCCCAATCCACTACCCAAGCACCTGGGTAAGATTCATCCCAACCACCTACTCGTAAATAGTCTACCTTTGACATAAAGATTGGTAATGTTGATCCTGTCTCCTCTACTTTATCTTCAAGGACAGAGCACTCATAATCCCAGAATGCCTGTAGGTCAAATGTTTTAGGATCTCTTCCTAAGTTCTTAATGTAGAACTGTCTAAACATAGAAGGGATAGGTTCTATCTGGTTTGGAGCTACTACAGAGTTTGGTTGATAACTTTCAGCTAATTTAAGATCCCAGTTGCAGGGAAAGACATTATCATCATTTACAATCAGAATCTTATTGAATTCAGCATTGTATACTCCTAAGTTAGTTGCACGGCAAAGTCCAACGTTCTCTTCTAAATTTAGAATCTCAATAGAGTCTTTATACTTGTCAAGAACCTCTTTATTAACCTCGTAGAACCCATCTACCACTACTATAATTTGATTGTTACAGGCTTGACCTTCGATTGCTGATCTTAAGCAAACATCAAGCACTTCAGGTTCTTTGTATGTAGGAATAATTACTGAGATCATTTGGTTGTCTTTTTAGGGAGTAGTAGGTACTGGTTAGTATCTCCGTGGATATACCCTATTCCGTTCAAGTGTATCAGTTCATAGTTTAAACTCTGTATAAAGGTATACAATTCTTCCTTGTCACATAGATCCCAATGGTGTTCTAGGTAGATAGCTGGTTTGTTAGCTTTTATAGTCTCCACAGCTCCTTTAAGCATCAAAAGCTCTGCTCCTTCAATATCAACTTTTATCAGCGAAAGACCTTTTAAATTAAAGGAATCTAATGTACGTACAGGTACTGGTATGTGATCAACATCTGCCTGTAGTCGATAGACCGGACTACCTCCTTCCATAACTCTCAAATGCCCTTCACCATTGTAATCAGCAATAGCATACTCATACACTTCAGCTTGTAAACTATTCAGCTGTAGATTTTCCTTTAATATTTCTGCATTACCCGAATGTGCTTCAAAGCAGATAATACCTGTATTGTTAAAATTGTCATTTAGGATCAAAGTCATTGTTCCATAATGTGCTCCAATATCTACTATCTTACCTTTTTTAATAGTATGTGTTTTTATAATATCGATATAGGAATCAAAAACATCTCCCTGGTCTTGGTTATGTTTGAATGGGTAGGGTTTACCTTGTAAATTTATTTCTGTCATATTATACTCCAATCTGTTAAGGGTGATAACCAAGCTGTCTCTCCGTGAGTTGAATATCCTGGAATAGAAGTTATTAGTAATTCTCCTTGTTCTCTCAAATCTAAGAACATTTTAAAGTCTTCTGGGTAGCTTCCTTGAGTATATTTTCGAAGGGTTGGTTCTGTTTTTTTCAAAGTCTCTACTGTGGCTGCAAATGTCATTGTTGTTGAGTTAGTTATCTTCCAGTGGGTTGATTTTGTTAAGTAGACTCTAGTATCTTCTGCTCCTCCTTCGCAGTATGGATTTCCTCCTTGGCTTGGAGGAAGGTACTTATCAGGATGGTCGTATAAAGATACAAAAGAAGCTCCTAATTCCAAACCTTCTAAAATAATTTTATCTGAATTTGGTTTATGTAGGTAATCATTTTCTAAAAAGTAAATAACTTGATCGTCCGCTCCTTCTAAAGCTTCATTTAAAGCTAAGTTGAAAGTTCCAGCACCATGGCCAACAGAGACATACTCAATATAATTTCTAGGAATATGTTTCTGAATCATGTCATTAGTCTCTTCTGAGATGTTATCTGCCAAGATTGTCCAATCGTGATCAAACCAAGGGAAGGTTTGAATAGCATTCTTTAGACAAGCTTCGTTATTTATGTAGACCGGTTTAACCTTATTATAACCTGAGTCGGATATTCTATAGATTATTTTCATACTCTAAGATAGTACTTTTATTATGTGGTTTGCAACTTCTTTATCAGTTAAGTATGGATCTAATACTACATGGGGATCTCCAAAATACTCTCTAGGTCCTAATCTGGGTTGCTTAATTTTTTTCAATACCCCATTCCATCCATACAGCTGTAAATTAAAATCACCTGTGATGACCGTCTTAGTTCCTACTCCTGCAGCAATCGTAGCTAACCCTCCATCAGTTCCTACAAAGGCATCGCAGTATTTCATCACAGATGCTTCAAACAAAAGTGACTTTTGATCATCATCAGGTAGGTGAATAGTTTGCTGTTGATTTGCATCACCGACTCCGATTGGATATAAAGTAAAATGCTTCTGCAATTCATCTACGATGTACTGAATATCTCTATGTGCTCCTCCGTATCCTAAATTAGGAACATCAATACCTGCTTCATATTGCTCAGGAGTGAATAGGTAAGTCTTTGGTTGCCAATTAGTCATCAAAGCAATAACCGGTTTATTATAAGTTACTTTAAGTTCTTCAACCACTTGTTCAGCAACTGCATCATATTCAGGTGTCGTATAGATTTTATACTCTGAAGATACTTTCTCCAATCCGGCTTGTTGTTGATACTGCTCACAAGGAGTAACTTGGTAGTCTAAAGATCCTAACTCAATAACCTTCCCATATTTACTTGTATCTACAGAGCAGTAAGGTTTAGGACCTGGATACTCAGATACAAATACATTATCAATACTTGGATTGTTTTGGACCAATTGAGCTACTTGTGGAAAACCAATTAAGTAATCTACTGTTGAGTATTCTTTCTTTAACTTCTCAGCTAGAGATGTTGCAAAGATAATATCTCCAAAGAAGCCAAAAGTAATTACTAAACAGTTAGTATTGCTCATAAGACTTCTCTTCAACAAACAAGGAACCGGTTAGTAGATTAATTTCTTTTTTAACCTCTGCTCTCTTATCATTCGTCCGGTAAATTTCTCTAGCTAACCTAATAAACTCTTCGTCAAATAATTTAGCTTTTTCCTTCATTCGAATATCATCTTCTAGATCCCATAGAGCTTCGTTAACCTCTTTGACTTTGCTGTAAAGAGCAAACACCTGACTGTCTTCTAAAAGTTTAGAACCTATTTTAGTAAGCTCTTGATACTCTGTTCGAATGTTTTTTAGTTTACTTTCATCCGCAATACGTTCTGATTTAATTTGTAAGATGCTAATCTTATCTAACAACTCTCCATCTGATATTTCTACTTTCATAAGTTTATTTTGTAATTATTTGATTTAATCCATTTTATGTTTTCTAACTCTGTTGAGATTTCCTCTAGAGTGTACTCGATATTATTATAACCAATATGCCTGTATTCATAAGCCTTGTGGTAAAGCACTTTACCTTCATAGAAGTCTTTCTGATCTTGTTCTGGTTTAAGATGTATCGCTCCATTATCATCATGATACAGGCAAAAATAAGTACCTTCAGACTGTCTCACTACTGGAATGCCAGCCCATCTTAGTCTTTCTCTTAGGTCCTCATCTTCGTTACCCCATCCTTTATATAGAGGATTCAAACCGTTAATAACCTCAAACTGTTCTCTTGACATCATCACAACTCCTCCGTAGAAGTTAGGATCGATTGCTTGAGAGAAGCTTCTATAACCTCCCGGAATGTCATGTTCAGGTCTTAAGCTTGCATTATCCTTATCTAAGAAAAATGCCTTTGCTCCCATCAACGTAACAGTCCCGGTAAAGGTATAATCTAAATCATCTGCAGGATAGTAATCTACTTGATGTAAGATAATAACATCGCCAGTTGCTTCTCTAAAGCCAATATTATTTACAATAGCAATCTGAAAGTTATCCTGGTTGCCTTGCTCTGAGATTATTATCTCATAATCTTTATCTGCGAACTTGTCTTGAAGTCTTGGAAGTAGAACTTCAAGATGTTCCTCTCTATTGCGGTAAGGTATAATAATTGAGTATTTCATCTCCAAATCTATCGTACTGGTGTATGATTGTATAATCTTTTAAATTGTTCAAATCAAACTTAACTACCCCTTCTTTAATAACATGAAGATGAATAGCAAACTTATCCTCCAGGCTTGTAAAGGTTGTTTTGTGTTTGTAAGAATTTCTTGTAAGATAATTAAAAGAAGTCTGATCGGCAACTTTAAATTTACCACAAGACATTAAATAAATATCCTTACATAAAGCCTCAACATCTTCTTTACCTCCTCCAAAGACTCCAACATTTAAAACTTCCTCCTGTACCAAATCTAATCCTAAGAATCCTAAATTGGTATAGAGGTGCTCTAAGTTCCATCCATGATCTCTGTACTTAACAACCTCTCCTGTCGCTATAATTCCTTCTTTAGGTACTCTAGGGAAAGGTGATTGAGTAAATATAACATCTTTAACGTCTGTTATAAAAACTTTCTCGTAGTTAGAATCTCTAAGGAAATTAGCAATATGTAAAAACCGAACGTTATGTACTAGGTTGTAGGAACTCTCCGGAGTTACTCTTCCGGTATCTGTTAAAAACTCATCTTGTGATTCTCCGAAGAAGTTAACCTGTGGAAGATACACATCAACATTATTTTCGGCTAAGTACGGTACTAAGGGTGAATTTTCATCTCCGTTGTATAAGTAGAGTGCTCTCTTAGTATCTTCGAAGTTGGATGTCTTAACCCAGTTCTCAATATCCTTAACAGAATAATTTGCACTTATTGCTCCTATTAGTAGATTAGCTTTCATTAAAGTTAATGTAGTTAATTTGTGGGTTAACGAACCATCCAATGTTCTTAGAATACTTCTCCTCACCTATCCAGTGATAAGCATCTCCAGTCATTGGTAGTTCGATAATTCTTTTCTTATCTAAAGCAGAAGCAATAGAAGAAGGTCCTGATAGGTTTCCTACATACAAAGCTGCTGAATTGATTACTGTAAACCAATTATTTACATCTCCTATCTGATAGAACTCACATTGATCTCTGAATGGAAATAGATCGTAATCTTTCTTCTCAGTACCAATAAACACAACCTGTCCTGGGTAAGCTTCCATAATGCTCTGATAAGGAAAATCATTATTGATTCTAGAATGGCTGTACCTTCTGTTAATAATAACCTTATCAGCGAAGTAAGGATCGATCTTATCAAACTTTATCCATTGAGCTGGTCCTTTAAGTTCAAAGTTAAAAGTTAAACTCAAAATCTCAGACCAACAAGTCTTGTATAGGTGAGGAGATCTCATAAAGTCTTCTAAGTGTATAAATCCTTCTTGGATTAGTTTAGGTTCATAGACTTCAATAGGTCCGCTAATTACATTAGGATTAGTAGGAACTATCTTAAAGTTCTCAAGCATTTGAAAGGAATTAACGAACGGCTGATTCATTACTATGTCAAGTAACTCCTTGTATGCCGTATCAGTTCCTAATTCAAATCCTCCTTCAACATGGTAGAGGTAAATATCTGCCTGCGTATTATTCTTCTCACATATGTGTTTCATAGCAAACATCATATGCACAAAGTCTCCAAGCTTACCGCAGATAGTAAAGTTTTGAGTTCTCATTAAATTCTTTTCTTAAAGCAACCTGTTAAGATGTTTGGTGATAATGTTTTATCAACTCGAACCTTATCTTCAAGATTGCAATAATTAATCATATCAAAGCCTTGTCTGTTCATAAATGCTTCTAAGCTCTTTTCTGTAAAATGATATAGATGTTCATCAGGCTTTCTATGCTTCCAGGTTTCAAACCAAATATCATCTAACCCATTAACACACCAAGGCAAGCTGATAACAGCATACTTACATTGTAGATTCTTAACAAATTCAATATCACTGAAATGTTCTAAGCTATCAAAGAAGGTAATAACATCAGCATACTGACTGGTAATATCTTCAACAAAATCGATACCTGGGTTTAATGGGTAGGCTGGTTGAATATCATTTCCGTAGAGTTCTGGGATAAATCCGCGACAAGACTCTAAAAAGTCTCCATTGCCGTATCCTACATCCATAAGCGACTTAGGAACCTCTCCAGTAGCACCGATGATGTAACCTAATCGCAGGTTTAAAATATTCCCCCTATCGCTAAAATGAGAATACCTACTGTCGGAATAATCGATATCGTAGTTGTAGGGTTTGTGTTCGATTTGCTTGATAACACCGTCTTGTGTTAATTCATAATTGTTTAACATAGTATTTTATTATAAGAATTAATTTAGTAAAAAACAACTTCTTTTATGAAAAGTCATCATCTGTTGCCCAATATGCATGACCGCCTCTTTCTGTCTCCATAACATCGTAGTGGTATTGCGGCATTCCATTTTTAGGCCACTGCATTTGTATTTTGGGAAAAAGTAAAAACAGCTCCTCCATAACTTCTTGACTTGTCTGTAAAGCTTCTGATACTTTAGGTGCTTTGTCTTTTAAATATGTATCAGGATCGGTAAGGTGTTTTGCTGCTTCTTGATTATACTTTGCAACATAAGGAGTAGTCAAATACACTTCTGATCTTGTGTAGAGTTCTTCATAAGGTCTTTGTAGAGCTACTTCATCGTACCAAGAGTTATCATACTCAATATTAAATAATGTTAGGAGATCTTCTTTCCTTCCCCAAAAGATATGATCAATAGGATGGTAAGGATAATCTCTACACATACCCATAATACCAATCTTTGCGAAAGGTTTCGGACCTTCTTGAAAGTATTGTGAATTAATTTCGTTCTTACTAAAGTAGTAATCGTAAAGTCTTAACATGCTCTCTAAAGATACTATTTGATCTGCTCGCATCTTTATTACGTAATCAGCAGCTGTTGCTTTGATACCTTCGTAAGAAGATTTGATTAGCCGGTTACGATTCCAGCTTCCAGGAAATTCAACATCTTTATTTTTAAGAACATAAATTTTTGGATTTTCCCAATCAATCATACTATCATCAATATCCGGACAGGTTTCCCAGCAAGATATAACAACAGCATTTACATAAGGTAGCTTAGTATAATGATCAGCAATTCTAGCTGTGTATGGCTGTAGAGGGCCTTGCAGTACAATATCCACAGGTATCATATCATCTGCCTAAGTACGTTTAGGTGATCTGAACATACACCGTAAGTTTGTTCAGCTAAGTAACCATACCCTTCAATGCTCTCCAAGTCTAGTAACGGTATAATAGATCTGTTACTGGTAGAAGTTAAATCGTGAGACCAGATTAGATTAGTATTGTTAATAATGCTCTGGCTTTCTTGTTCGTGAAAGAATACTCTCAGTCCTGTCTCAATCAAGGAATTTAAACTTTCAAAATCTTTAGCATGTATCCAAAGGTCATTTTTCCTTTCTAACAGCCATTCTAACTCTACCCTATATTGAGGGAAATCATGCCCAAGATACAGCTGCCCTTCTTTTGTTCGAACATCAATCTCAACATTATACCCTAAAGTAATAGTATCCTGGATGTAGCTAGGTCGGTTTTCGGACTCAGGTATCCTACCTGTAATGTTTCCTCTATGTGAAATTAAAATCATAATTCTTCTATTCGTTTTGCTTTATCATCAATAACTAAATCGTAAAGAGGTTTCTTATCACCAACCTCTAGCTTATGGAACTTTGCTCCCCAATCTGTTAATTGTTTGAGAGTTAATGCTCGATACTCTTCCATACGTTCTTTGTTAGTCGGATCAGAACTTCCTCTTGCTGTCCAATAAGTAATAATCCACCCTTCGTCGTAAAGCTTATTTACCTTTTCAATATTCTCCTGATTTGGTATGGCTAGTTCATAAATTCTATCTCCTTCATAAAAGCAGATTGTTTCATCTATATCAACAAAAGCTATAGGAGTAGCGTTGTTTTTACTGTGTATCTCCTTGTTCATTATACTTCCTCCAGTACTTATAAGTTCTAACTAAATCCTCTTCGTTCCTAATCTGCAAACCTTTTAAGATTGTTTGCCATGCTTCGAAGTTCTCAACTTCTTCCGGAGTACCGAACACAGTAACGAAATCAGTTGGGTAACAAGTTACTTTTAAATTATCTTGAATCAGAAGATTATAGACTAAGGTAACGTAATATTCTCCGTTGTAGTTTATATCTAAGTCCATCAGCTTCTGAAAGTATTTCTTAATGTATGCTCCTTTTTTAAAATAATAGGTACCTGTAGAGGCATGTTCCTGCATTGGATCTTCCGTGTAAGGCTCTTTCTCTTTTATTTCAGAAACTACTAAGTTACTTTCTTTCATATAAGCCATAAAAGTAGAACTTAGTCGATGAGGATGAAAACCAACATGACTTAAGATACAACCATCACTTTCACTTTCTCTAACCCATTTTTTAAAATCTACGTAGTTCCATAGGTAGGGATTGTCGCAGTAGCAAACGATAACTTCTTCATTATCATCAATATACTTCTCCATCCCAATCATAGTATAAACCGGACCTTTCTTATGTGAAGGTACTAAAGCAATAGTTGCACCAGGTCTAATTTGATTTATGATCTCCCTCATAGGGGTTGTTGCTAAATGGTAGTCGTTACATATAAAAATCAACTCATCTTCAGCATCGAACATTCCACAGATGTACTCAAGGATTCTTTTTCCATTAACTGTGATAAGTGGTTTTGGATCTGAGTAACCTGCTGCAACAAATCGATTGCCAAACCCGGCCATTGGTATAATTACTTTCATAAACTTTTTCTATATTTTTCTGATTCTAAACTTAAAAGCTCAAACATATTTTCGCTTGATAGTATATGTCGGGACTGTAAAGTTTCTGTAATGTAATGAATATAATTGTTAAAAGCAAGCACTTCTTGATTTTGTTTCTTATCCGAAAAGATAACAGCATCAGGGAAGTAGAAATAAGGACTTTTTTTCTCCTTGGCAAAATCTAAAGTAAAGCTTCTAAAGTTTGGTATTTGTTCTTGTAAGTACTTCTGTGCTTGACCTACTACATCAATAGTAGTTAATAAAGCTTCTTGTTTTGAATCTGAACTTATAACCACTCCGTGATTTTGTAGAAATATAATATCTGACTTAGCATCTAGGTTTTCTAAGTCTTTAAATAAAGAATAACCGGGAGTTGTATAAGGAAGGTAGTTATACTTATACCCTTTATAAAGTTCTTTAATAATTTCTTCTGAGTTGCCTAAGCAAAGTAAAGCTGTTAAATAAACCGGGTGTAAGTGTATAGTATACTTTTTTAATAAAGCATGTAGCCCCACTTCCATAGAAGGTCTCTTACCTGTATAAAACAGTTCGGATTCGAATAAAGCATCATACCCCTCAGAAGATGTAATGTTACTCATTGTGTTTGGACGAACAATTGAATAGCCATCCACTCTACTAACATTCTTCATATGTGTTCCTGAAGCTTTTATAAGCATATAATCTCCGGCTTTAACTGAAATATTTCCTCCTGTATGTTGACATAGGTTAATGTCCGATCCAAGGTTATTAGAAAGTTCAATAAAGTCTTTTATACTCTGGTTATAGTCCTTAACGAAGGAAAATAAAAGCTCATTGGAAGATTTAACAAACCGGTATGTTATAACAACATCAACTATCTCATTTTTATCCCCAATGTTGTTGATTGGCTTTTCCGGAACCATATCAACAATGACATCTGCAACAGCGATCTGCTTTTCATTTATCTTAACAGCGTCAGGCTTTCTCCTATTAATTGCATCTATAACAGCACTATACTTATAACCTCTTTTTTCAGTATCTCTAATTATCTTCCAGTGAGTACGTAATGTTTCATCTGTATTAATAAAGATTTTAAGATCGGTCAACTCTTGAGCTTTCTCGGTATAGAATGCATGAAGTCCTTGGTTAATAATAATTCTACTAGGTTTGATCTTTACCGGTGCTTTAAACGTTCCTGTATTGTGATCATAAGTAGATCGGTATATAGAATTACCATTAGTTAGTTCCTCAAGTTGTAAATCTCCCAACTCCAAGTTATTAGCTTCTGGGTTTAGGTGGGTGAACTTATCCCAATTAGGGCTTGTTCTTTCCCACCTATGTAAGTCATCCGTACTAAGACTAATCGTATTTTCAGCTCCAAAAAATAAGCGAACAATATTAGTCATTGTAGATTTACCTACTCCAGACTCTCCAGCAATACCTATTATATAAGGTTTTACTAAACTCATTACTTACCAATAATCTCAAATTTAGGACAGGGTACAATAAACTTACCGCCTTCATTTAAGAAGTCTTGCTCTCTTGAAACAAATTCACTGATAAAATGCCAAGGTAGTACCAATAAGTAATCAGGCTTAGCTGCTCTCATTTCATCTTCTGAGATGATTGGAATGTTTGTTCCGATTGTTTTTAATCCAAACTTATAAGGACTGCGTTCGGCAATAGCTGTAATTAAAGTATGATCTAATTCAAAGTACTGAAGTAATGTATTTCCTTTTGTTGATGCTCCATAACCGTAAACAGTCTTTCCTTTGGCAACTTCTTCTTTGATAAAAGAAACTGTTTGCTCTTTTAAAGCATCAATCTGTTTTTGATATTCTGCCCATACTTCTGGAGATTCGATATTGATCTTTTCTTCTAAAGAAAGAATAGATTGAATGCGATAATTACAAACATCTCTAAGTGGTGAAGTTCCAAACGATGTAAGTTCAGCATTATTCTTCTGTACGTAGATGCGGAAGCTTCCTCCGTTAACGTCATTTAGTTCACAGTCAACAATCTTCAAGCCATGGTTGGCGAATAGATTCATAACTGTTTTTAGTGAGTAGTAATAACGATGCTCATGGCAAATGTTATCAAATGCAAGTTGTTGAATCATTAATGGAGTATAACTCAATTGTAATACCCAAACCCCATTATCATCTAAGATTCTAGTAACATCATTTACAAAAGGATTTGGATCAGATAAGTCGTAAAACATTGCAATAGTTGTAATTATTTTTGCTTTCTTATCTCCATGACCTGTTCTCTGATAAGCATCATAAGAAAAATAGTCTTGAATAACTGTTCCATACTTAGAAGACTCTTGGTAAAAAGAATCATCGCAGGGATCGATTCCTAGCTTAATAAACTCACCAGGTATCTGTTTAAGTAAAGTACCATCATTGCAAGCAATGTCTAACCAGACATCTCCTTCTTTGTATTTAACTCTGGAGGTAATCTCATTAACGATATTACCTAACTCTTTTGTCATAGTAGCATTAATACCAGAACGGTACCAGTACTTACCCCACATTGTCTCGTTAGGAGCATCTTCTACTAACCTGACAGCACCAGTGCTTTCTTCTATTTGTAGATCCAAACTGTATTTGTTTCTACCTTCGTAATCTGTTTCATCTTTAATAAAATCTGAAACGTAGTGTGAATTTAATTTTAATACTGTATTTGTTCTCATTTGTTTAAATCATGGTTAACCATTTTTGTAATCATCTCTTCGAATGAGGTCTTAGGAGCCCACCCTAAATGATTGTTTATTTTACTGTAATCTCCTTTTAGGTCCTGTATGTCGTTATTACGGACAAACTTCGGATTAATTGTAATATAAGTACTGTAGTCAGTTATTCCAACTGCTTTGAAAGCAACTTCCAACAAATACCTTAAAGAATGAGATTGATTGGTTGATATCACAAAATCTTCCGGAGTATCATTCTGCAACATTAGCCACATAGCTTCAACGAAGTCAGGAGCATATCCCCAGTCTCTTGTAATATCTAAGTTTCCTAATTCAATAGTATCTATTTCTCCTTTAGCTATTTTAGCTACCCCATTAGTAATCTTTCTAGTAACAAATTCCAAACCTCTTCTTTCTGATTCGTGGTTGAAACTAATTCCATTACAAGCAAATAGTCCGTACGACTCTCTATAGTTTCTAATAATCCATTGAGCGTATAGTTTAGCTACTCCGTAAGGGGATTTTGGATAAGGAATAGTCTGCTCGTTAGCTGTAGTGTATTTTAAGTTACCAAAAATTTCGCTAGTGCCAGCTTGATAGAACTTAATCTCAGGATTGACTTGTTTAATTGCTTCCAGGAATCTCAATACGCCAACACCATTTACGTTAGCGGTATACTCTGGAGTAATCCAGCTATTCGGTGCAAAAGATACTGCACCAAAGTTATAAATTTCATCTGGGTTAGCTTGTGTAACTGCTTTATATAAGGATGCTTGGTCATTTATGTCGACTTGTAGAAAGTTTATTTTATCTTGAATATCTGAAATATTATCTTTCTTAGACGTGTTTATATCTCTAGTTGTTCCGTAGACAGTATAACCTTTCTCTAAAAGGAAATCTGCCATATGGCTTCCAACCATTCCAGTAACTCCTGTTATAAGTGCTGTCTTTGTCATAATTAACCTACATACTTAAAAAGATAGTGATCCTCGAAGGATACTTTTTCCCACTCGTACCCAGGTAGCAATGCCTGCACAGCTTGTACTGTAACTCCTAAATGTATCTCAACCATAACATCAGGATGACTTGCTGCAATCAGTTCTTGAGCTCCTTTTAGTACTTCCAATTCTAATCCTTCAACATCAATCTTAATAAAAGTTACATCTTTAAAAGCATAACTATCTAACGTTTTTATCTGTATTGGATGTCCAGAATCTCCTAATTTAGAGGTTCCTGAGTTGTGATTTACATCCCCAGCTGTATCTAAAAACCCCTCTTTATTTGTAGATGAGATACCTACTTCGTAAATTTCGCAAGTAGGGCAGTTCTTATAGAGTAGGGGTAGGTTATCCGGATGTGGTTCAAAGCAAACAACCCTTTTAGCTTCACAGACTTCTTTAAAGAAAAAAGCATGATTTCCTATATTAGCTCCAACATCTATAACAAAGTCAAAAGACTTTACTTTTTCATGCAACGGAGTTAACAGCCACTCTTCAAAGAAGGTATTTTTTTCCGAGGCTATTCTACCTATTAAGTCGGGATGGTAATGTACTGCGTATTCTTTATCTTTGTATTTGATCATAGTAATTATAATGTATCGTAGTAAGCGTTTTGTTTTTCCTGTCTTTCGATTGTCTTAGGGTGAATTAAAGATAGAACATCTACCTCAGGAAGTACTGTAAAGTGCCTATAGCCTTCAATAACTTCGTGAACTTTATTCCTCCATTTAATATCTGAATTGTTTCTATAAATTCTAGTTTGGTAGTCAGGGTAGTTTACTCTTCCGTTCTTAACTCTCCAACCCCATTTTTGTATATGCTCCTCGGTGAGACCACTTACGGTATTAATCCGAGGAACATAATACAAATCTACTTCCGGATTTGCTTCAAGTATTTGATGAAGCAGTTCAATAAATTCGTCCGGAAGATACTCATCAGCATCAATCTGGAATATAAAATCTCCAGTGCAGAGGCTGCTCAGTTTGTTTTTCCAGTCAGCAAAATGTCCATCAAAGTTATCCCAAACTAATTTAATTCCTTCTACTGATTGTAGGTAATCAAATACTTCCTTTGTGCCATTGTTATCGTACAGGACAACTATTTCATCTTCGGAATGCTTTTGAGTAATTAACTGAGAGAGTAATCTTTCAATCTCTGTAAGTTCGTTACAGACTGTGACGGCATAGCTAACTTTCATAATAGTAATATATGAATTAAGACTGGAACATGCCAATGTATTCTAGAGCTTCTATGAAGTCTTTTTCTCCAAAGTACTTAGCTGTAGACATATCCATTCTGTATTCATAATATTCGTTTTTCTTACCTGGCTTAGGATACTTCTTCTTCTCTTCTTCTGTTACTTTAACTGCCTTCACTCCAGTCCAGCGCCAGTTGTCTCGGTTGTTTCCTTGAGCAAACACCATTCCTTTATCAGGATGATTAACCATATTTGGCATCCAAACCTTTCCATGCTGATCAGTGATCATAAGGTCTTTGTAAAGCTCAGGAAGGATTTCAGCCTGCTGGGCTAGGAATTCACTCCCTTCAGTCATAAGACTGTTAGAGAGGAATCCACAACCGTAGCAAAGGTAGTTAGTAATTTCAGGAGATACTTCCTGAGTATAGCAGGCATCAGAGCCGCATCTATCACAAATTGTTAAATTGTCCATTATAACTTCTTCAATTTAGGTAATTCAATTTTCTTTAGAGTAGGTAGTTGTAACTTAACTTCTTTTGGAAACTCTGGGATATGCTTTTCAAAATAGCTTCCTAGTTTCTCTTTCATCTTCTCGTAAGAGAATTCTGATTTAGATCTAAAGGCCTGTCTCTTTGCATTCTCAGAATACTTTTTATAGTTCTCAAATACATCCTTCAAGTAATGCCCTACATAACCTAAGTCGGGTGAGAACCAAGAAGATTCAGCCAAGATCATATTAGGCACTACTGCACTTGCATGTACTGGTTTAACCTCTCCTCCTACCATAGGAATAAGCTCTGGATCTAAATAATCAGTATGTCCAGACCAATTAGTAGTTATGATTGGTTTCTTTACTAGAGAGAATTCAAGCAAAGGTCTTCCAAAGCCTTCTCCTTTAGTCAAGTTAACCATCGCTTTTACTTTAGGATGATTGTAGAGCTGGTTAATTTCATTATCTGAGAATTCACCATGAAGTAGATAAACGTTAGGTACATTAACAGAATTAACTGTGCTTCTAATCATTGCAATCCTTTTCAAGATCTCTTCCCGGTCCATATAAGATGTTCCTGTGATTGATGTTTTTAAGATCAATGCAGGCTTCTTCATCTTATTCTTGAACGTTTCGTAGAATGCTTTTACTAGTAACCCAACGTTCTTTCTATCCTCTCCAACATCACCTTGCAGCCAATGACCTACAAACAGGTAAGCAAAGTCTTCTTTAATGTTAGAAAGGTCTATAGAGGTTATCTCTTTAGTTTCAATCGGCTTGTATACATCAATGTTAGCTCCTTCAAACAACACCTCAACCGGTTTTTCTAATTTAACCATTTTAACTATTTGATTAGTCTGTTGGTCTCTCTGTTCGAAAGTAGAATCCTCAAATACCTTCTTTGCATGCTCTGAAGATACATAAGTAATGTTCATTCTGTTAACTCCTTCAACCCATTCCGGAGCACACATCGTAGTTTCAATACCGGCTGTGAATCCGATATTGTACTTACCAACTGGTTGGAACTCATTAGGAACTGTAACTTGGGCCCAGATCTCCGGCTGCTTTGGCAGCTGAGGCTGTCTCAACATATGCTCTTCAAGGAAGCCCCAACTCTCCTGATGGTCTTGAATAAAGTTCCAAGGAGTGTTTCCCCATCGTTGAGGAAGAATTTTAACATCGTACTTATCTAATTCGATGATTGCTTTGACCAAGTCTCTTGATCTTGATCCATACCCAGAGTAGGTATCAATAGGACAACTTATTACAAATAACGGCTTCATTAATAAACTAATTTATGAACTAACTTCTTTTTAGCAACTTCTCCTGCAAGGACTAATTCGTATTTCTCTCTTGGCTTCCAAGTTTCAAATAGAACATCCATATGCTTAATAATTTTATCACTCATCTTCTGAGAAGTGAATCCTGCTTCATCTCCTGTAGCCCATACCCGGCCTGCTTCTCCTCTTGCCTTTCTTTCTTCAGCACCAAGTTCATAAACGGCCTGGATTTGTTTTGCAGCATCCTCTGCCTCACATCGATCATCGTAGATGTATGGAGTCGGAATTGATCCTACTATCGATCTTGAAGTTGGGAATACTGGGAAGGCCCACTCTCCACACTCCTTATAAGTACCTCTGTGGTTACTTGGAAAGTCTGCATCAAAGTCCAACCACTTACCATCTTTAACAAATCGCATCTGATCCTGCATACCGCCGGTAACGTTTGCAATAATGGGCGTTGCTGAAAGCAATGCTTCGGTCAAACTCAAACCCCATCCCTCATTCGAAGTTAATAGAATGCAAGTATCAGCCAGGTTATACAACCAGTTCATCCTAATTGAATCGAACATACCTCCTGTGAAATGAACATTGCAATAATCCTCCGGACATAACAATTCAATAACTGCATTCAAGTCTGTACCATGCTCATCGGCCGGCTGGGTATGAAGAAGTAGTAAGCACTTCTGTGCTTTCTCTTTCGGTAAGGTATCCACAAAATGCCTGAATGCCAAGATTGTATCCGGGATCTGTTTCCGGCGAATGTTACGCGAATTAAATAGAACGACGAAGTCGATCTCCTTTCCTTGAAACATCTGCTTTTTAAACTCTTTAAACTCTTTTGAGTCTAATTCACTTTCAGTCAAAGGTCTAAAATTGTTTTCATTAACTCCGTGAGGTACATACTCAATCATTTTATATTGAGCCTTCTCTCCTAAGACGAGTTTGTTGATATTAACCGTCTGTTTTGAAATACCGAACAATGCATCACAAGACTCATAGAACTCCTTGTTGTAGAGAGGTGCAGGATAGTCATCCCAAATATTCAAATACACAATCGGGATGTGCTTTCTAATTTCATTCTCCATTTGGAACAACCAAGTCCAATAACGTGGATCGGTAATGATAAAGATTGCATCTGGCTTTTCAATTGCAATCAATTGACGTACTAGATCGGGACTACCGTACCCGTCGGTTGGGTAGAGCATGACAGAGGCATCTTGGATGCCGATCTGTTTGCCGGTATCGTCGGAGAGGTCAAAGCGTTGACCGGCTTCCGGGTGCTTAATAGCACCTCCAACGTTTACCCAATTGTAGTGGTGGGCGGTGTTAATTACTAACTCCCTTCCCATGTGCGCGATTCCGGAATGAACGCGAATGTCATCGCACATCAATAAAATTTTCTTTCGTTTGTCTTTTGGTATATAACCGTCTTTCATAATATAACTTTAAAATAACTAATTAATTGTAAAAGGGCAAGCTCAATCCTCTTGGTGGTTGAGAATAGCCCGGCGGAAGTCTTGGTCGTTCAAATAAAGGTCCATGCATCGATTAACCAAGTTCGTGAGTGTGAACCTGTCGCGTACGCATTCTACTTTGAAGTCATTGAAGCGGTCTTGCTCTACCTTCACGGAGGTCAAAACCATTTTCTTTTCTGTAACTTTTGTCATAATATATTTTATTATAAATATATATGGTAGAAAAATCGCGGTCCAAATCTTACTTTATTTTTGCCCCTGCGTACTCGCAATGCTGCGGCTGTTCGTAAAACGGACAAAACTTACAAGCACTTGCCGAAGGAGTTCTTGGATACACTCTCTCTTTTATCTCCCCTGTCGGTTCGAAACATTCTCTAATAAACTCTTCCATTTTCCCCACAGCTTTCTTTGTCTTTATTGGACCGGAAGCCGGAATAAACTCCTGCACTCTCTTTTGGACGAAGTCCGACTGTTCCCAAATCTTTCTCTTAACAATAAAGAACTTGATGTGGATCTTCTCCGGATCAATTCCAAACTGTTTATTAAAGAAATTCTTATAGAGAATCAATTGAGATTGTTTCATCTCATCTTTCTTTTCTTTATCACCCCATCCCCGAGTCGAAGTCTTGATATCAAAAATATGATACTCATCCGAAGGTTCATGGTATAGAACTAAATCGATAAATCCTTTAAATAGTACTCCCGAGTAGTCTTCCACTGGTTGAACCATTAGAGGGATTTCAACTCCAACTAAATGCCAGCCTTGCTTACCAAAGTAAGCTGCTCTATTCTTTTTAATGTACTTAAGGATAGTGCAGCCGTCTTCGTAAAACTCTTTTAAGTCTTTGGCCTCAACAAAATGCTCATCGTTATTATTCTTCTTCTCGTCTGAGTAATGGAAGATTAATCCTTGGTAAAGTTTATCTTCTAAGTCCATTGCATCAGCTGCCACTCCAGATACTTCATACAAGGTTGTTAACCACTCCTGAACCGTTTCATGAAATGCTTTTCCGAATACTGTATGAACGGAAGGCTTATAGACTTTGATCTTATCTTTATAAGTTAACTTCCAACGATGAGGACATTGGTTATAGACCTGCATCTGAGAATAAGAAATATTCTTCTGAGTCTCTTTATTGATCTCTAGAAGTTTATGCTCCCGGATCTCTTTAATTACTTTCGGTAGCTTGGTCATTGATCTCCTGTTTGAGTCTTTCCAAATAGAGAATACCATCCATAAGTTCTTCTTGGGCGTGGTTGATCCATTCTACTTTAGAAAGATCTTTTCTATCGAGAGTGTTGTTGTACTTAGTAAAGCCCATCTCAGCTCTATCAACAAACTTGTTTAGGATAGCGTCCACTACCGAATCGGGAACAAAGGAAGTATAATTAATCTTCTTGCTCATCAGCGTATTCCTCTCTCAAGTCTTTAGGTAAAGTATCTAACAGAATCTTTCCTGTTTGAACGTCGTAGAATACCGGCACAGGCATCACTGCATCTTCACTAGTACCTGCAACAAAGCGGGAAATCTTTCTTAGGACAACACCTTCTGCAAAGACGTGATTGCCTTCAGGTGAAGTTACCGGTTGGGTGTTTTTAAGGTCAATGTTAATTTTTAAGTCTTGATTCTTCATGTTCTTGTTTATGTTTTTTCCAATCTAAGTAAAAGCCAGCAGCAACTAAAATATTCATTCCAAACGAAGCAATTATCTCGTAGATGTCTTCATACACGTTCATTGTTAAGTGAACATGGCCAACCATCCAGAATGGAATAGATAAGTTACCTGATATCCAAGATAAGGTATATCTCAGAAAAAGCCACCTCATACTATATAATCTCCGTAAATAGAGTATTGCTTTGGTTTCTCTTCTTCAATTTCTACTTCACTGGTTCTGATTGCAAATAGCTTTCCTTGAATAGGTTCCAGGCGATAGGCAATCGGCTTATTACTTGCTTTCTGGTAATAAGCTTCCAAAGCATCAGTTATGCTCTTCCTGATCTCTGTCTCCCCCTCCAAGGTCCATCTGTCCCCCGGTGGTGTCCTCTGAGCTATCAGCTGTAAGCTCTCCTTGATTTCTGTCTTGTTCATCTTCTATTGGTTCAATTACTTGTACTTCGTTAACAAAATAATATTCGTCTCCGTGTTTGAATACTTTCTCGGCATGCCAAGCATCTTTCATTTCGTTAGTTGATTCGGTCGGGAGAACAGCTCCCATTTTGACCTTTAGTATCCTAACGATCTCATACATGGTATCCTGTATATAAACTGTTCTCCCTAACCCAACCATTATCCTAACATTAACTGCTTGGTCATATCATCCATGTCGTTAGAACCGTTCTGAGAAGGTTCGTCTGCAACGACACATTCGGTCAATAGGATTGTTCCTGCTACTGATGCTGCATTCTCCAAAGCCGTTCTAGTTACTTTGAATGGATCAATAATCCCGGCATCTTTCATATTATCGAGGTTCTCTTCTTTAATATTCCAGCCTGTCCACATATCAGGAGTAGCGTTAATCTTAGCAACAATATAACTCACCTCCATAGAATCATAACCGGCATTGGTTAAGATCTTATGAAAAGGCATTAGACATGCTGCTGAGATGATCTGATAACCGGTGCTTGTATTCTTATTAACGGCACGTGAACTTTGTAACAAAGCAATACCACCACCGGGAACAATTCCTTCTGCAATAGCAGCTCTAGTTGCATGCAAGGCATCCTCTACTCGGTCCTTCTTCTCTTTCATTTCAAGTTCTGAATTACCTCCAACGTGGATGATTGATACACCGCCTGTAAACTTAGCTAAACGCTCTTGAAGCTTCTCCATCTCAAAAGGACTCTTTGCATTATCGATCTGAGCTTTCAAGTCTTCAATACGAGAAGTAATAGCATCCATATCACCTTTACCGTCAATGATGGTAGTTGATTCTTTTTGGATGTTTGCTTTACGAGCTTGACCCAACCATGCTTTATCTACCCGGCTCAACTTCATTCCTTTCTCAGGAGAGATTACTTGACCGCCGGTCAATACTGCGATGTCTTCCATGATAAGCTTTCTCCTATCACCGAAGTCAGGAGCTTTAACTGCACATACTTTGATAGTACCCCGCATCTTATTTACAATCAAGGTAGCCAAAGCTTCGTTGTCAATATCTTCGCAGATGATCAACAATGATTTATTATCAGATGAAACTGATTCAAGAATAGGAAGAAGGTCTTTAGCCTGTGAAAGCTTCCCATCATAAATTAAAACTAAAGGACTGTCTAGTACTGCTGACATAGTTGCATTGTCAGTAACGAAGTGAGGAGATTTAAATCCTCGATCGAACTGAATACCCTCAACTGTTTCTAGATAAGTTTCACCTGTTCTAGATTCTTCAATAGTAACAATCCCGTCTCTGCCTACTGCAGCCAAAGCCGAAGTAATTAGAGAGCCTACTTCAGGGTCGTTGTTTGCGGACACAGTTGCGATCTGGTCTAACTGCCCCTCTGAAGTAATATCTTCAACGATATTTTCTTTGATGTAAGCAATTACTTCTTTAACTGCTTTATCAATATCGCGTTTAATTTGTACTGCATTACCTCCTTCATCCAAAGCTTTCAATCCTTGGTTAGTAATGAATTGAGCTAGCAAAGTTGAGGTTGTAGTTCCATCACCGGCAATGTTTGCAGTCTTGATTGCTGCTTGCTTAAGCATATCAACGGCGATTGAATGTACGGGGTCTTTCAAAGAGATAATCTTTGCAACCGTAACTCCGTCCTTGGTAGAACGAACTTCACCTGTCTCATTTCTATAAACAACATTTCGGCCATTAGGACCTAAAGTGGATGTAACTGCGTTAGCTAGCTTATCAATTCCTTCTGATAACTGCTTACGTGCTTGGTTTGAATATTCTATCTGCTTACTCATATTTAGTCTTCGATGATTGCTAGTATTTGATTCTCAGGACCGATGTAGTAATCTTCTCCTTTAAATTCGAATTTAGTAAAGCCCATAGTAGGAAGCACTGCAATGTCTCCAACCTTGGCTGTAGTTTCTACAAAACCAACCCCGGCAATAGTAATACCTTCTCCAACAGATACTACTTTTCCAATTTTGTTCTTTTCGTTACCCAAATCGGGAACGATAATGTTTCCATGTAACTCTTCCTCAAACTCGTAAGGCTTAAGAATAACTGCGTTATAAATTGCTTTTAATTTCATTTTATTGTGATTTGTTTTAGTTCTTGTAAACGTGCTTTGTGGTTAGAAATAAACTCCTGCAAGGAAGTGTAGTCTTGATTCTTAATTGAATCTTCCGCAATAACATCTAAGCATCTTTCTAGATCAGAATAATAACCAATTGTCTGGTCTCTTTCTCTTCCAGAGGTTCCAGCAACAACTTTTTTAATAGCTGTGTAGCAATACTGATCGTATTGAATGTAATAAGGTTCTAATGACGGATCGGTAATCGTGTAAATACTCGAGTTTTTCTCTTTTTTATCCATAACTTTACTTTAATTTATTAACTTTTATTGTAAAATGCAACTTGTTTGTTTATTATAATTAGTGACCATCTCGGAAGTTCTTTGCAATTTCCGGTGGTGCTTTTAATGTTACTCCGGGTAATTGTGTAGTAGTTTCCATAATATGCTTGACAACTCCTGCTGCTTCATGAGCTAGTTCTTCTTTAACCTTGATGATTAATTGGTCATGAATCTGAGCGATAACAATACCGTCCCAACCTCTTCTATTAAACTCTCTGTTAATAGCTAAAGCTGCTCGGTTAACAACCGATGCTGCAAGAGACTGAATCTGAAAGTTCAAGCAGTTATTCAAAGCATTTTTATAATCACCATAGAGCTTCTTAACATTATCTCCTCCAATCTCTTTAGTCAAATCGTTTCTAAACTTCCAATCCATGATCTTCTCTCCAAAGGCATCATAAACAGCTTTACCTCTCTCAAGGTGTCTGATTCGACCTACTTGGTTTCTGATAAAGCCGTCTCTTTTAAATAATGCTCTTGAGTTATCAACCCATTGAGCAACTCCAGGAAACCCTGCCATGTAACCTTCGTGAAGTCTCTTTCCTTCTTCTTGAGATACTCCTAATGACATCGCTAGTGCATAAGGAGACATTCCGTAAGCAACTCCTAATGAATAAGCCTTCGCTTGGTTTCGTTTAGGGGCATCAAGCTTCTTAAGGAAGTTAGGAGCTTTTTTATCTGCCGATACTCCATCAGGGTACTTGTCTCTCTGTTCATCAAGCTTCTCAGTTCGGATAGCAACTGTTGAGTAGAAGTCATGACCTTGGTTAAAGATCTCCTGCAAGTTTTCATCGTTGGAGATAGAAGCAAAGATGTGAGGCTCTAATGATTCGAAGTCATTATCAATCAATAAGTAACCCGGGTCGGTAATAAAGAAAGCTCTAATCTCGTTATTATACTTAACGATAATTGGATCTGCTTCTCCATCCTCTTTCGGCTTAGGTAACTGCTGAAGGTCGGATCCGTACCGGCCGGACACAGTTCCGTTCTGTTTGAAGTAGGGATAAAAACGTCCATCCTCTGCTGAGTCATAGAATCGATCCACATAGGTAGATTTAATCTTTAGAAGCTTATTATAGATGCGAAGGTTTCTACACCATTCATATTTATCAGACAAAGCTTGAATCATATCATCATCGAATTGAGCTTGTCCTTTAGCTGTCTTCGATAATGGTTTCTCTTTTAAGTAATCAAAAGCAATCTCACCTAACTGCTTCTTTGACTGAATGTTAATAAACTCACCGTCGTTGTTATCCTTCCACATCTTCATAGATACTCTAACAACAGTTTCTTCTGATAAATGGGATAAGTCTCCAGATAAAAGGTATTCACGAACTGGATGCTCTTCAAGCATTAAAACGTTTGCTTGCTTCAAAGAATAACCTCTAGATGTTTTCGGCATAGGTAGTCCATAAAGGTCAACCAAAGTACCTGCCCACTTTCCTTTCTGAGAAGGTGGAAACTCTTTCAAGGCTGAATCAATAATCCATTCTTTAACTTTAGGTAACTTTAATAATTCATCAATAACAGCCCGGCGATACTTCTCCTGGTCAGCAACAATATCTTCTCGAGTCTTTTCTATCAAAGGTATATCAAGGGCTATGCCTTCTATCTCCATTGGAATAGTAACCTCTCTATAAAGAGGCATCACTTCGTCTTCGAAAAAGAACTTAGTTAGTCCTTCTCCTTCTAAAACAGGTAAGAAGTAATTACAGATACGTAGAGTTAAATCAGTATCGGCAGCAGCATACTCCCCTAGGAGGTTCATATCTGCTTTGTAGATCTCAAAGTTATCTTTCGTAACTGATCCTCCATTCTCTTTGATTGAGTTCTTAAGATTGATCTGTTCTTGGTTAGCTGCTTCTTCAACATTCAAACCAATCTTATCCTGAATCATAATAGCAATCGATTTCAATCCGAAAGGACTAGCACCGTATCCAAATGCTCCTTCCTCTTTTACTGTATGAACTAGCAAAGCAGTATCAACCCAGAGAGAAGGTAGTAGATCTACTCCATAAAAGTTATTAGTATATCGGCAGTCAAAAGAAGCATTATGCATTACTAACTTCTTTCCAACTAGCATTGAGATTAGCTTCTTTGCTATTCGATGACATCCAATGCCTTCAATCTGACATTCCTCTAAAGTTTCAGTCTGAGTATTCCAGGCCATGGTTGGCATATAGAAACCTAAACCTTCTTCGCCGGAAACAGAAAAACCAACTATCTTTCCTTTGCGAGGATTAAGAGAGTCTGTCTCCGTATCATAAGCAATGATTTCTTTTTCGTTAATATGTTGAATAAGAAGATCAACTAGCTCTTTGCTGTTGACAAGGTAATACTTTTTTTCGATAACCATTACTTAAATATATGAAAAAAGCCCTTGGAATGCAAGGGCTCTTTAAAGTTTATTTTTGTTTTAATTACTTCATCATGCTTGACAAGTAAGCAAGAACGTCGTGCTTAGCTTCTTCAACCATCTCAGGTTCAGTCATCGGTCCTTCTTTCCACTCATCCCAAGCTTCAAGTATTTTTGCAACTCCTTCGTCGAAGGCAGGATTCATTTCAAGCAGTTCTAAATAACCACCGTGCATCTCTTCTTTGAGAGTTTGCTTTTGAGCCCATGCAGCAACAATCTTTTCTGCTTCAGCAAGAACATCATCCTGGTCAATTTTTGCTATAAGCTCTTGAATATACTTATCAGCTTCCATTTTAGAAACTACTCCGGAAAGGAATTCATTTGCCTTTGCATTCTCTTCTCCTCCTAGTTCATCTGCAAGCATCATAATCATACCCATCTGTTCGAAGGTAATCTTGTTAGATGGTCTGTTTAAGATAGCAGCTGCTTTACTAGCTTCTTCTTCTAAACTAGGTTCTTCTTTTGGACCTACAGCGTATTTGTTTGCCTCTTCTTCTTCGTAGTCAGCAACCATCTTTTCTTCTTCAGGAGTCATTTCACCACCCTTGGGTGCTACTTCAAGCATTGACTTTTTAATAAGTTCTTTTAAGTCTGAACGTTTCATATATTATAAATATGTTATTTTTTCTGTTCCCATGCATTAGTACCACCCTGCCACTGACCGTTGTAGAGTTCGTCTACAGGAGCGTTCTGATGGAAGAACATTTGAGCTGCTCTTGCATTCTTTTCTAGGATCAAAAATACGCTAACAATCATAACCGTACCCATCTTTTCTGTTTCGTATCCTGAATCCCATACCGGAGAAACGATTGAAGTTCCTGTACGGTACAAAGAAGATCTATGAAGAACAAACCCGGTTGCATCTGCAGGTATCTTACATCCTTCGTTGAAAGTAATTGCATAACTACCCTTATCTAATCTCCAGCATTCCTTACCGTCAATCTTAACAGTATCAACTTCGATAAAGTTCATAGGATCTAAGATAGTTTTGTCTTTATAAACTACCGAACCTCCTAAGATTCTTTCTACTTTACATACTGAAAGGTCAATTCCAACTTGGGTTGGTTTTGAATACTCTGAAGGAATTACAATCCCTCTCTCTAATATTTCTTTGCTTGTTAGTAACATATTATTCCTCTATTATTTGTCCGGTGATGAAGGGCTGGTTTCTTTTATGTCCGTTGGTTGCATCCAGGCCGTAACCTACCAACCAGGCTTCGTTATGCAATTCAAAGCCGTACATAAGACCATCCATGTAAGAATAGCTTCTCTTAAATAAAGTAACCGGAGTAATCGACCTAGGTCCTTTAGTTTGAAGATGGGCTATCAAGCGTTTCATAGTATTACCCGAATCATAAATATCATCTACTAAGAAGATATCTTTGCCCTTAATATCAATTGAGATATCCTTTGTAATGTCAACTCGGTCTTGAACTTGACCTAGGTAAGATTTTGCTTGCATGAAATCGATTTCACAATCAACCTCTAAATTACGAACTAAGTCTGCAAAGAACATAAATGCTCCATTCAGAACTCCAATCATTACCCGTGAGTTATTTTCGGGATTGTTTTTGTAACTTACCTCTGTAGCAAGACTTTTAACTCTTGTTTGAATTTCTTCTTCTGTAAATAAAACCATAATCTATAATATAAATATAGGAACTTTACTCAGTGATTCCAACTGGTTTTATCTTTTCTAGATATTCCCAAAGTGTTTCATGACTATAACAGATTGGATTTTTATTCTCATCCCATGCCTCTAATCCTTTAGTTCCAAAATCATTTTCATAACAGAACCAGTTAAACCAATCAACTCCTTCCTCGCCGTATATTTCTTTCATGAGAGTTTGTACAATGCCGTGGTAAGGATCTACAAACTCAATCAAGTCAACTTTATTTTTATAGAGGTTATCTATAATTCTGTCCTGTTTTTGTAATTGTAAAATTACTTTTAAAAAATTTTCGTACATCATAACTAATTGCTTAACGGTGCTTTGATTGCCGGATGTGACTGGTAATTAATTAACTGCAAGTCTTCTTCAAGTAAGCATTTACAGAAATTATCATCCTTAAACGAATTAAGGATTGCTGTAGCATCTAAAGGACCTACTCCGCATTCGCCTGATTCTGTTGGCCAGAACTCTGTATTGATGTTTAAGGTAGGTAGTAGATCAAACGACTCTCTTTCTATCTGCTCTTTAGCCTGCTCAATATGATTCAAATATAAATGAGTATCTCCTAAATTACCAATCAATTCATCAGGAACCATATTAACCATCTTAGCAATAATCTCAAGTAATAAACCATAAGAAGCAATGTTGAATGGTAAACCTAAAAATGTATCTACTGAACGTTGATTCCACATTAGAGAGATTGCTCTAGTTGGTATGTTTAACTTATCTACTCGTTCTAAGTTATCTTCATGGGTTCTTATTTTTTCTTCTCCTATTATTGTACTAACTAAGTTTAATCGTTCTTCCAAACTCAACTCTCTTGTATAAACTTGAAATCCATAATGACAAGGTGGAAGAACCATTTGGTCTAATTCACCTACATTCCAAGCTGAAACCATTAATCGTCTTGAGTCTGGGTTTGTTTTAAGGTCGTTGATTAGGTTTGATATTTGGTCTACTGGTGTTGGGTCAATATCGTATTTATTATGAGCATCCCAACTTCTCCATTGTTTACCGTAAATTGGTCCTAATACACCCCACTTCTTAGCAAACTCATCATCTGTTTTAATTTTGTTAATGAATTCTTCTTGTGTTAGAATAGCTTTACCATCAATATATTCAATATTTGGTTCCCAATACTTAACATACGCTTTATAAGCATCACCATCCCAAATATGACAACCATTATCAACTAAGTACTTAATATTTGTATCACCTCTTAAGAACCATAGTAACTCAGTTACCATTGTTTTCCAAGCCATTTTTTTAGTAGTAAGCAAAGGAAACCCCCAACTCATTTTATGTCTGATAGTATAACCAAATATTGATTTAGTACCTGTGCCGGTCCTGTCTTTCTTTTCTACTCCATAGTCTAAAATAGCCTGAAGTAATTCTTGGTATTGTGCATCTAAACTATTCATTTCCTAATTGTTTTAAAACCATTTGTTTAATCTCTTCAATTTCTTTATCGGTAGCATTAATAGCATTGTAACATTCAAACTCTACTTTCTCAGTGTGGTTTTCAATCAGCGGTAAAACGTGATAGTCGGGTAATTTATTTTCTAACCATCTAGTTGTATGTTCAAAAGATTCCTTGAGATTAGACGAGTGTGGAAATCTAATTATAAAAATTGGTTTGCTCATAACTTTGATGGTGGTGTATTGAAGACTCTCTTAACTTGTTCTGAAATTGGAATGGGAATCCCTTCTTCGTCTACTCGAACAAACGTCATTGTGGTTGCAAGTAGAACTACTTCATCGCCTCTGAAGACATTATATCCTCTTGCTTCAACTGCAAAGGTTGCCGAAGTATTTCCGATCTTTGTCATCTGAGCATAGATCTTTACTAGCTGCTTTTCTTTAGCAGGTTTCCTAAAAACACACTGGTCAAGAGCAATCGTGATCATATTTTGTGATCTGCATTTCTCCATTGCATAAGCTGCTAAGGCAGCATCTACCCAAGAGAGTAACTTGCCTCCAAATAAATTACCGTGGAAGCCTAAATCTGATTTCTTGACCGGGTGTGTTGATAGTAAGTCCATTAATTCTCTTTTAAATAATCTCTAATTTCAGCAGCTCTTTCATACTCCTCTACCTCAGGTAAGATAGCATAATCCATTATATCCTGAAGTAATGCTTTAAGGTTTCCTTTATGTTTCCAATCCAGGATGTCTTGTAGCCGGATTTTCTCTTCAAAAGGAATATTTGAATTATAAATTTCCGGATGCATTTTGTCTTTATAAAGGAGTTGAATGCTGTAGTCCATTAAACTGCTCTTTTAGTATCGTAGCTAATAATATGATCTCGGCCAGTCCAATTGTATCCCATTTCAAATGCTTTCTCTAATGAGATTGGATATTGCTTGATCAATTCTTCTCTGTTATCACCGGCAGGCATCAACCAAGTCTTGTTCTTAGGAATGTTGTGCTTTACTCTGAATTCTTCAATCTCTTGAATATTTTCTTCAGTTCCATCATACACTGGTTTATAATGGTAATCCGAATGGTATGCAAGGGTCTGTGCAATTGCTTCATGATTCAAACGTAAACTGTTATGTTTATCAATCATTTTTTGGTCCACCAACTTACCCATTGGAGTAGTAACATCAAGCTTAGGCACACTATTACTAAACTTAGGTGATAAGGAAATAAGACCAATCGGATAATCAGTTTCAACAAAATGTGAACCTTCTGTCTCAATAGTTATGAATATTCCTCTTTCGTTAGCAAAGTGAGTCAATTCATTCACCAAATCCGGCTGCATGGTAGGCGAACCTCCTGTTAACATCATTTCAGTAATGCCTGGATTCTCATCGTAGATCTTAATGATGTCGTTAAACGTATAAGTTCCTTTACCTGGATGGATAGAAGTATACCAGCTATCACACCAACCACCTGCTCCAAACCAGCAACGGTGAGTACATCCTGTTGTTCTAACTGCAACTGTTGGTCTACCTTGTCTTGAACCTTCTGATTGAATACAGGTATAAAGTTCAAGGATAGGTAATGTCTTATCGTAATCGGTAATCCTACCTGGCTTCTTATTTATCTTTTCTGTCGTCATAATTCATAACTCCTTTATCTTGAGCATAATTGTTTACTGCAACGTAGTTTGCTTCCATCCAATTAGAAGCTTCGCTATTTGAGATTGAATCCTTAAAACAGGTAGTCCAGCAGTTTGGAGTCTCCCAAAGGGTTATCTTGTGTATGCGAAGGTCTTTGTAGGATTGAAATAGAACGGTCATTGCAAGGAAGATCTCTTTGGCAATATTCTCTGCTGAAGGATTACAATACTCACCTCCACCATTAAGACTCATGTACCAAATCTTTGAACCGGTCTTAAGTGCTGCTTCAATAACTGCTTCATCTTTTGGGTTAACCAACACTCCATGATCCATCAAGTCATCAATCCACTGGCATCCAACTCGCTTCAATTCTTTGAAGTCGATTGCATATCCGATAGATTCCATTTCGTTAAATTCGAATTCCAATTCACAATGGTAAGTATGACCATGTAGGTTAAAGCACTTCATCTTCTCGTTCATCACTCGATGCCCGGAATCGAAAGTACATTTGCGGGTAATATATTGCTTCTTCATTATTCTAATATACGAAACTTACTCATTAGAGGCAAGCTTAAGCATTATTATATGCACTCATAACCTTAGCTGGGTCTTGTACTCCAACCATTCGATTAACTGCTTGACCGTCTTTCAAAATAACAATTGTTGGTACACTGCGTACTGAGTAAGCATTTGCTAAATCAGGTTGTTCGTCAACGTTAATCTTCTGAACAGGATAAGCTCTTCCTACCTGCTCCATTACTGGTCCAAATTGCTTGCAAGGACCGCACCAAGGTGCACTAAAATATAAAATCTTTTTCATACTAATTCTTCTATAATACCTATTAGTTCGCTAATAATTAAGATAACTGCTCCAAGGCTAACGCTCCAGAATAGAGCAACGTAACCGGAGATTCTAACAGCTGATTTCAAAAAGCTGACTAATTGATGTAATTTTGGGTCTGGGTGATTCATAGTTCTAATAATTCTGTTCCTGGGTTTAATTTTAATATTCGTGATGTATTCTCTTTATGCAAAAGTTTTCCTTCAGACCAATCGTGAGTCCAGACAAGGGAGCCTTGTACCATACCGGCATAGGCTTCCCCTTCTCTGTTCACTATCAGATAATACTTATCCTTCATGCTTACTTAGAATGTTTTTAACATGTTCAACTACTTGCTCCCAAGTAACTGGACCTCCTTCGTCGGCATATTGAACTGGATCTTTTCTTCCTAGTTTAATAAATGCTTCTACTCGTTCTACTGAAGATGCTGATTTGTAATCAGAGTACCATTGACCTCTGGCTCCAAACATTGCTGTCTCAGGTTTGCCATTAAACGGCCAAAAGATTGGCTTGTATGAGGTATTAGTCTTTTCATAAACAGAATCAAAGTCAATATGCATTCTATCACAGCACTTCTCTCCATCTTTTAAGATTCCAAACTTATTACTATTCAAGTAAGGAGTATACAAACTTACTTTCTCAGCACCCCAGTTGCCTGATTTAAATGCTTCGAAGTCTACATCTCTAAACTCCTGCCTGCAGTCTGGATAGATAGCATGATCACCTGCGTGGATGCCCATTGCAATAACTGCTTCAGTATTCTTTTGTTCAGCAACTGATAATGCAACTGCTTGAATAATAGAACTAAAGATTTTATTCCTATTCGGAACAACCGTTGCTTTCATATTCTCTTCAGCATAATGCCCTTCAGGAACGTCTGCACCGCCTGTAACTAAGGCCGAGTTAAGCAATTGGGTCAATCCGTCAAGCTTAATTACCTGATAACGAATCAAAGGATAACCTAATGCAGGTAGTTGATTGTTTAAATACTGAACCAAAGATTGAGCTCTTTCAAGTTCTACTTTGTGTTTCTGTCCATAATCAAAGGACAATGCTGTAACTTCGTAGCCATCGGCAAGTAGACGAAGCAGTAGGGTAGAACTATCCATTCCACCGCTCAACGATAATACTGCTTGTTTTGCCATGTTAGAAAGATACTGTTAAGATTGTTCTAATAGAAAGATCAGACATTTCGTAATCAGCTAAATCTTTGTCTCTAGCTACTTGGAAATCTACTGATTGTCCGTTCCTGGTTTCTACCCAAAGTTCTTTAATGAACTCGGTCTTAATGATTCTCTCGTCTTCGTCTCTTGTGACTTTAAAGACTGCTACTTTATTTTGCATAATCTGTTTTGATGTTGCTTGTGTAAAATTGATTGGTGTTGAAAATGATACTGTGTTGTTAGGACTAGTACTGATTGTTGGGATGTAGGTTGTTCCACTGCTTATACATAACCCTGCTGTGGTTCCTGTTGATGTAAATGTTTCCATATTAATATTTATTTGCTAAGTTAATTATAAACTGTTCTTCTTCTAATGTAAGATAAATTCTCTTATGTTGCAACTTACTTAGAGCTTCTTTAAAAGAAATGTCCATTAAATTATCCCTGTCTGGTTCGGTAACAATTGGTTCGTCAATGTGACCATCGTCAATTAAAGCTTCAATTAGTTCTTGAATTTCCTGTCTGTCACAAGCATCTACAAACTCACTTGGATCGATGTCGATATCTTCTGAATAAAATGTAGGCATAATTTTATAAATTTCTTCTTAGATCCCACTCAGATATTTCACCTATCAAAAATAAGTTCAAAGTTTCAGAAGCGGTGTTTACTTTTACTTGAAGTTCCTTAATGGCTTTATTCCACTCAGACACATACTTGTCTTGAAGTCTTTCCAAAGCTAACTTCTTTAATTCTTCCATAGGACGCAACTCATCAGCCCAACGAGCAATTAGATACTGATTAGTCTGAGTGTTTGTATCGTTGTAAGACCATCCCATAGTTTCAACATAATCCTTTGCTTGTTCTTTAGAAGTAAAGTCATACCCTGTGCTTTCTCTATTATAGTAACTGCCTTTTGCTTTTTCTTCTTCTGTCTTGTAGTAAGTGGCAGAGTAACGAGTGCAAGTACCTACAGCGATAGGATCTGGGGTCTTATCGTCATACCAGATTTTAATGTCACTGAAGTAGTTTTCGGATTTACAAAATGCTAACTCCCTCATCACCTCCAAAGGCATAGGTGTCTTTGAATACTCTTTAAAGTCAATTTTAGTAGGGCATAAAGTACCAAAGATGTTTTGCATACTCTGGTTCATGTAGGGGTAGGGGAGTGGCGACTTTGCAGCTTGTACAAATTCCATCTGCTTGTTCAATCCCATTTCGGCAGCTAATTGCTTCCATTCGTCCTGGTCTCCTATTTCAAGGATGACGTTGTCTAATTCTGCGTTTCTGAATGATTGTATTGTCATAACTATTTTGTTTAAAAAAGTAGGTCGTCTGGTTCGTTGTAAAGGATTTCTGTGTCTGAAGTAGCTCCGGTATCAAAGTATCCTTCTAACCAGAATACAGGATACATTTTGATTTCTCCTTTATATTGTTTGTTTGAAACATTTTTTGTCTGTGTTGGAATTCCTTCTATCATAGCTGCTTTAGCTACTTCTTTTCCTAACTGAGGACCGGCAGCTTTGCCGAGGAAGTCAAAAAGTGATTTGTATTCAATTTTATTGCTCATCGTCTGAGTCCTCCTTTCCTTGTTCTAAAGTCTCTAGATAGATAAAGAGCATACTAATACCCAATGATGCATGACCAAGTGCTGTCCAGTAACTCTTTACATACATTGCTAATCCTACTCCAATAACGTTGCAGGACAAAGCGAAAAGGATCCATCCTTGCCATAATTTTTTTCGTGTAACTTTTTTCATAATAACTTATTTAACGTATTTAACTTTTTTCTTTTTTTCCTTTAATGAGTCTAGATATTCTTTTGAGTATTTATGCTCTACCCGGTATGGGCCGGTAGTAGAAATGCTTTTATCATAGTACCAAGTCGATACTATGCCTGTTTCGTTAATATGCTCTCGGACATATTTATCTAAAGGAGCTGCAGGTGTTTTAGGTACGTAAGCCATAACTCTTATTTTACTTAAATATACGAACTAGTTAGAATAAAAGCAACTATCTCTAAACTATTTTCAATTTTAAAAATTAAAACTGTCAGTTAAATTCAAGCAAGTGTCTGGTGTATTCTGCTGATAATCTTGTATATCAATTGTTTTACTTGATACCCATACTATAATGCTGAATAGTAATATTAGAGCAACACTGTAAGGGTTTAGTTTCATTAAGGGAAGAAGTAGAAGCTTGTTCTATTAGTTTTATCAAACACAACAATACCTAACCCACCTTCAATCTGTTTAACAACGATCTCCATATTCCTCTGGGCTTTGGTATTATAAACCTTAACATAAGCTGCATCACCTGCTCTTTTATACTCTAAGATATCATAATTAACAGTCCCGTTAGAAATCATTCCTGTATTATAATCAGTAATGTTGAATGTCCAATCTGTTACAAAGGTAGTAAGATCGTTGTTTGAAACAAAGTCCCATTCCTCTGTTTGGTAGTTGTAAATCATTTTGGAAGTACTTACTGTGTTAGTTCGTACTGTGGTTGTGGTGTATTGGGCTGAGGCTGTGCCTGAGATTAAAACCAATAATATTAATAATAACCGTTTCATATATTGTTAAAATAGCATGTATATTGTTTGTTCTTCTTTTTCGTCTACTTTACATAGCAATCTCCACCAAGCATTACTTGATAGTGATTTTGGAATTTTGGATGACCCGTAGTTCTTTTTCTTGGTGCTTTTTCTTTGGCGAGAGATTTTCATAGATTTTTAAGTTAAGTTTATCTATAATACATAGTGCCATCTTTCTGTGTCCTGAAGCTGTCATATGGCAAAGAAAATCTCCACAGTCGGTTCTTGAAATACAGTGTGTCTTAACGACTACTGCTCCTTTAATAGAATCAACAAGTAGCTGTTGGAACCTAGCATAGCGTTGAGGATAACCTTTATATGCACTCCTTCCTGTAATATCAATACAAGTCACCGGATCAAACCCAGTAATAACAATTGGAGTAACATGAACCTTCTTGCATAGATTAACAATTGCTTGAATGTTCTTAACTGAATTCATAGCAGGTCGGTTACCGGCCATGTCGTTAGCACCACCGTAAATGAAGCAGTAATCAAAGTAAGGAGTTACTTTATGCCTTGCTTCTTCCAACATCCATGCTGTTTGCTTTCCACCAACTGCTGTATTCAAATAAGTCATACCGGTCTTTTTACAAACCTGATGCTGCCATCCAAAGTCTGCCGCCGTATGAGAGTCTCCAATAAATAAAGCTTTCTTTCCTTTAACTGAAATGACTGTGTCTTGTTTGATAGTATCTTGTTTGGTAGTATCTACTTTAGGTAGTTCACCCCATGCTAAAGGATCTCTAACAGCAGGTTTAGATTCTACTACTACATAACCTACTATGAAGCTTAGGGCCATTAAAAATACTCCGTCTTTAATTCTCATCCTATTATCATTTTATAACCTGTTTCAATTCGCTCAAAGCCGACAACCTTACCTTCCATCTTTGGGATAAACATAAGAGCTGGCATTCCAGTAGTTACGTAAGGTCCGCCTGAAGGGTCAATCATACCGATCTTACTAGTATCTGAATAGACTAACGGTGCATATTTTTTAGACAAAGGAGAATATTCAAACGTTTCTTTATTAAATTCATGAACTGCTTCTTGAAACTCACCCATAGTCATTCGTTCGTCAGTATCAACATCGGCACAATAAGCTTCGTAAGCCTTATCGTAAACGTTAGGCCAACTAAATCGACACCATTCGAATTTACCTTCCCAAAGGATATTCCCATCCTCAGTTTCTGTAAAGGTGAATTTATCACCGTACCGGTTAGTATGTACTTTACTTCGCATTATACTCCTCCCAGTTACTGTAAGTTAATCCCCACTGAACGTTAAACCACATCATTTCTCTTTCTGCCTGAAATGCACGCATTCTTAAATTCTTCATAAGGTATTTCTTACCCCACTTAGTAAATTCTTCTGCTTGCTCAACAGTCATTGAATATTCTTGGTACCAGTTCTCTTTACCTAGAATATCATCGTAGGTAACATCATGACCGGCAATAATAAACATTTGATTGATCAGATCAACAACTGCTTTTTCTCGCTTTTCTTCTCTACTTAATCGTTTTTTAGTCTCCATAACTTTTATTTGATAACATTAATATACGAATAATTTTTCTAAATTCCAGCTTAATTCCACCAATGTTCAATCTTTCTTTCAAGAATTTTAAACAATAATTTACGAGCTTTTAGATGCCGTTCAATACCTACTGCTAAAGATAATCCTCTATCTGTTTTTCTATAATTCTTATATACTGGATTAGCTTTTACAAGTTTAATGGTATTTGGGTACTTAGCTAAATAATCTTTAATATCACCAATTGGTTTATTATTAAAATCATCTAGGTAGTTAAAATATTCTGATTGATAATAGTCGTCTTGGATTCTTTCAATTAATTTAACACAAATTCTCATATCCCTAACATCCTCCTCTACACCAACATATCTAGGATTAGTCACAAAGTAATCAGCTGTATTCTTAATTTTGAATTTTAAAGCCTCAAAAATAAAGTGGTCATCCCAATCTCTATCCTTCCAAATAATAGGAAACCATTTCCAAAGATTTTTAATACCTTGAGATATATCTCTAGGAAGATGTTTGAATTCCCATCTAAACCATCTGTAGAGTTTCCAGTACCATTTGTTATATTCTTCGCTCATAACTTAAATAATTCGTAATTACTATTTTGTGTTTTGAATTTAATATAGTCTTCTCGCTCTTCCACAATTTCTGTAATAGAAGTTGTTAGCCAAGTAAAGTTTATTCTTGGGTCTAAGATACAAGATAAACCGACAGCAGGCTTATCATGCTTTGCTTTAAACCTACCATCTTCACCCCATTCAATCCAACCCATCTCTCTTCCATACTTTGTTAAACCGTCTCGTTCACGAACTAGCTTCCAATTCTTAATTCGGTTTTCCATTGCTTCTAGTTCTAGAGCAAGTCTTAAAATATCATCCTCAGTTAATTCTACTGGGATTTTGTCTTGTTTAATTTTACTCATCGTCTTTTAATCATAAACTTAAAACATCCTTTCCAGATTAGCAACCGGCAGATCCATTTAGGTAACCAACCTGCCATAAACGGTTCGGTTTTAGCTAGTACATAATAAGCTACTTCCGGTCCACCTTCTACTTTACTGAACTCGATAGTTGCACTCTCCCATCTGGATCTAAAGTAGAAGTAGTGACCTAAAAAGTATCCTTCAGCCTGTACCGGGCAGTTGCCTGAAGGTTTGTAAATCCATTTAATCATTTTGCTTTTTATTATAAGTTTAATTCTTGAGCTTGTTCAGTTAGAAAGTCTAATGCTTCTTCCTGTTTCTTTTTTGCCATTATTTCTTCTAGCTGCTTTTCTAAGCGTTCAATACTACCCCAAATGATTTGTGCCTCTGGATCTGCTTGTTTGATGAAGTAAACTAATTCTTTTTGTTTACCTCTGGAATAGTATCCATGTTCTATGTCTTCTGCTAGATCTTGTAGGTGTTCAGGAGCATAAATAGAAATACGTAGGTCATAATCTTGCCATTTAGTCTTATAATCTACAAACCTAATCCCCCTAGTTAACTTATTAAACAAGTTATGCAAAGTCCAGTTTCTTACTCTCACTATAGACGAATCATTCCCAAATACATCTAGGAAGCGTAGAAACCATCTTGGGCAAAACTTAGGCTTAGCTTCATGGTCCATAGCTAAAACCAGAGGGTAGATAGCCTGGAAGTAATTACTAGATTCGTTATAAGGTATAGATCCTAAATAACCATACTTCTCATGGAAATCTTTAGGAAAGAATATAGGTCTAATTTCTCTCCATCCTATATCTATAGTATGAACCATTCCTTTCTTTCTTCCTTTCCAGAACAGGATTGTGTATTTAAGATTTTCTAAACGCTGTTTAAACGTTGGCGGTTTATAAAATTTGCTATTTTTATTTACTTTGCTCATAACTTTTATTTTCCATAAAATGTTTCGTAGAACCAGTTTGACCAGCTGCGTTTCATTTTAGTGATCTTAATATCAACCCGGCGCTTGGCACAGGTAATCATATAAGTCTTCGGCTTTTCTTCTTGACTCTTAACATACTGCTTCAAGGCTTTGCCGAAATCCTTCTTGTAGATATTAAACAAGAAGAAGAATAACTTGCGTTGGTTGTAATCGTCAAAGCGCCACTTTCCATTTCTCATTTCAGCAATTTTAACCTCTGAAGAAGATTCATGCTTGCTGTAGATAGCAAAATGAGTTAAATAAGTCTTGAAGAATAGCGAATCGGTATCGCTCAAATGATAGGTAAATTCTGATGTGATCATAACTTTTATTTGCGTCTTTTTAGTTTGTACTTAATATACGAGAGTCCTGGCAAGGAGGCAACCCCTCCTATTAGAAAAGTGAAAATATTTGGATGCCAGTGTTCACCACATAGTCCAAACATATGCTTTATTGCCTCTATCATACCGTAAAGATATGAAGAATGTTTTAATAAAACAACTACTAATTTTCTTCTTCTAGATCCTCTACCATTACATTTAATGCTAGATCTAGTGCATGGAGGTCATCCCACAAATCTTCTTCTCCTAAGTCGGCATCAAGCCACTCTCTGTCTTCGTCTGTTAATTCTTCCGGTGTAACCATTATTCTGATTTATGTCTGTCAATTTTATTTAGGATTGCTGCTAAGGCATCGTTCTTAATAAAGCCGGCTTGTTCTGCATTCTTTAATGCACTTATAACCTGGAATACTATTAATGGAATTAAAATCGTTTCTGATAACCATGATGTTCCTTTGAAACCTGCTTCAACCATTATTAGTGCCGTCAAAGTAATAATCCAGGCAACTAATGTTTTTAATATTCTTATTGCTTTGTAGGTCTTAAATCCTTCTCTTTTAGTTCCAGCAATAACGCCAAAGAAACCATCCATAAAGATTACTGCAACAACGGCCAGATATTGGTCCGAGTTTTCCATTGCTAAGTTAAAAAAGTAGCTGCATACAAACGCAAATGCAGCCGTTGTTGTCAGTAGAGTCTCTTTCATGTTATCCTATTTCTTCGTCTAAGTGATCTGGTATTCCGTCTCCGTCAACGTCGCAAATTTCAACGTATCCGAATGCTTTCATGAATTTAGCAACCCTTTCCTTCAGGTCGTTATCACTATCCTCAAACCAATCTTCTTTTAGATTGTCGTGATCTAGAATATTAATTAGAGCATCGTAAAGCTTATCAACATCTTCTACTAAATAAATATCAGATGCTGCAAAGTCTAAACTAAAAGCATAGTCGTCAATTTGAGGAATTTTTAATAAATCATCAATCTTGCCGATCTTCTTTTCTTTTAAAGGCATTTCCTTTCCAAACTTGTGGAAGTACTCACCTACATAGATGTACCCTTGTCCTTCTTTTAATTGAAACTCACTCATTACTTTAATAAATTATAATATTCTCTGAAATGTTTAATTCTGTCTGCCAGGCCAATAGTACCTCCGTTAACTCTTTTAGTAACAGCCGTAACTGTTGCATCATCAGCTCCTCTGTCGCAGATACCCCAAAGTCTGTTTGTATCAAAGAACCAAGCAGCAGATGCTAAAGGATACTTTGTAGCTACTAAATCAGGATTGGCTGTTGTATCTTCAGGTACAAACTTATCAAAAGCCACGTAGTTTGCTTTTCCAGTTAATTGGATATAACCACGACCTCTATATTTGTAACCTTCTCCTGTTGCTTCAGGACCGTTACCCATTCTACCTCCGTAAACTCTTGAGGCAATCTTCTCTGGCTTACGAGCATAAGCTTCAGCTAAAGCCAAAGTTGGAAAGTATCTTCCAAAAATACCCATCAAACCTTTTGAAGAATAGTTTAGATTCTCCTGAACAGCTTTGAAACCTCCTGATTCATGACCACATTGTGCCAAGAAATGGGCAAGTCTCAAAGGAGATGTTATATTAAATTTAGCAGCAGTCTCAGGAATCTGAGCAAGTACTGCATCGGGAACGTGTCCCTTTAGATTGTTTAACTTTAATGGACCTGATGAGATTGGAGCTGCAGCTGGTGCAGGGGCAGTACCTGGAGTTATCCCGAACATTTTATTCCATGTTCCGTCTCCTACTATACCGTCAGGAGTTAAGCCATTGGCTGCTTGCCAAGCCTTAACTGCCTCTTCAGTCTTAGGTCCAAAGTTTCCTATAGGCTCCACGCCTAATTTTACCTGGAGCTTTTTAACGTTTTCGTTATTATCACCTCTTTTTAGTAACATAATTAACCTTCTTCTTCTGGGCTTTTGTTATCTTGTTTCTTGTTAATCCATTTATCTACTGATGCAATACCAAATGATCCTAGAACCATTACCATGAAACCATCAAAAATAATCTTGTTAAGAACAAACTCCTTACCAGAATAACCAGTGATGATGTCTACAATAAATGCAATACATAGCATAAAGAATGCAACAAATCCTACAACACTTTTTTCATTAATGCTGTTGTTGTCGTCGAATAATTGTGAGAAAAATTTTTTCATATTAGAATTGTTTAGTTGTTTTAGTTAAACTTTCTTGTAACGCTTTAGAAAACGCCTTTCGGTTTAACGGAACTTCGTTGTTTTCAACGTTTAAAAACATTGCAAAAACAAACGTTCTTCTTTCACCAACTGATTTGAAACAACCTGAACCAATACAAATACTGGTCTCAACAATATAATCTTTTCTCAACCATTGGATTCCCATGATGTTTAGTATTTGCTGGGGTGAGTAAATACTATCTATCCCAACCTGAACATCAAAAGCAACTCCTGAATCAACAGGGGTGTATCCTTTATTGATTAAAAGCTCTTCGACTTCTTCTTTAACTCCAAAAGTAACATTCCTACCCCCAATCGTTTCGATGTGCTGGTTGTTATTAACATGCACTTTAACGAAGGTAGTATCTTTAATTGGAGCTAATGCAAATAGTATAGAAGCGAGTGTGCTTAACATCTATTATAAATATCAGTAAGTCACCTGTCCGGCATAGCCTGGAGCAATAATATACAAACTTAATGTACCTCCTGAAGTTAAAGTTGAGGTTGTATATGTAGATACTCCCGGGTAAGTAGCTCTTGTGTTTATTTTTGCTGCTTTGATAGCATTATATTCAGCAGTAGTGAAAATACGAACATCAGGAGCTGTTCTCCATCTAGAAAATAAGCCAGCCTTCCTCGCTGCCACGTAATATTTATCTGCTATTGAAATCGCCCCGTCATCATTAACATCAAACATATGATAAGACAATCCATTCCTAACTGTCTTCCCTAATATTAAATTAGATACTCCTTGAATGTCTGTGTTGTTATAAGCTTGAACTCTGGTTGGGGCTGATATTTCAATATAATATTCTTTTGAAGGATCATAACTTTCCGAAATAGAGTAGTACCCTGATGAATTAGTGTAGATAGTTTTGTATAAAGTCCATGAAGAAGTTGTAACTAGGTATTCAAATTCCAATACATAAGCAAGGCTAGAAGTTCCATTTAAGTCATTCCATCTTCCTCCAGATACAAATTGAACATAATCTTCATTACCTGAGTTATTTGGTTCTCCTGAGTTCCAGTTAGTGTAGGAATAAGTTTCTCCTGTGACCCATCTCCAAGTTCCCTCTGTTACTTCATCTGTAAGTCCGATCCACCCTGAGGGCCATAATCCGAATATGAACGATTGCTCTCCTGAGCTTGTAATTGTTACTAAATGCCCGCCCATATTTGCACAATTAGACTTCGCTATTTGCCAGTTTGCCGTTCCTGTAGATCTATAATAAGAATGCCCGTTGTAGTTCTGCTGGTTAGTGAATCCAGTGATAGTTGAGTTTGTTCTTCTATAAAGTTTAACAGCAACGTTATTTGCTCCTGATCCGTTTGCATTATACAAATACCCTGAATAAGTAAATTGTCCTAGCAGAGAATTTGTTAATAGTAAAAATACAACAAGTAATCTCATAATAGTAATTTAGCTCCCATTAATATTTGGTAGTTAAGTACACTCTGACTAGCAACATAAGTTCCACCTCCGGTTAATCCAACTCCAAACGTCTTAGTTAGTTTATAATTAAAGTTAAAGAAGGGAATGATGATTGGCTTTGCTTCAAAGAGAGACTCTGTGTAATACTTGGTATACGGTGAATATACACAGGCTGCTATTATAGTAGCATCCAAAGCTCTTGCTAACTTACCTTTGTACATAAACCCTCCAATAGCTAAAGTTGAAATCATTTCTTCTCCGTAAAGGTTTCCATAGGTTCCAGCTGCTCCGTAGAGTGCTGTAAAGTTTTTAACTGAGTTTACTCTGACTGCTAATGCTGTATTAGACCAAGATTTAGGTAAGATACCAAAAGCATCTGAAACTACATTGATGTGTTTGTTTCCTTTTTTGTTAACTCCAATCCAGGATCTCATTACTGAAAGGTTTCCAATCCGGGCATTAACCATGTAATCGGCTGAGAATCCTAATGAGGCTGTTCCGTCTCCTTTTACTCTAGTGAAGGACATAGTTCCTCTTGCATCCCTAGATCCATCATCTGCTTTTTGAACTCCAACAATATCTCCTGTAACTAAGATTGCAGGCTTGGCAACTTCTGCTTTTGCTTTAGAGGTTGACTTAGCTGTTGAGTTAGAAGACTCTTTCTGAGTTTCGGTCTTCTGTTCTTCTACTTGCTGTTCGGTTGGCTTGTCTTCTGTTTTCGGTTCTTCTGTTTGTCCTTGTCCAGACCCGGAACCGCCGCCATTGCCACTGCTACCAGAAGAGGACCCACTGCTACCACTAGAACTAGTATTGCCTGAAGTATTGCTTGCATCGGAGTTCTGGTTCGTATTCGACTGAGGATTTCCATCTTCTTGTTTGTTATTTGAAGTACTTACCGATCCGGTACCTGTTGAAGTTGCACCTCCTACATTTGTTCCTACTGATGTAAATGACCCAACGTTGGCAATAGAATTTAAGTTCATTACACTATTAACAACGTTTGAAGCCAAGTTACTCGATGTGGTCGTTGTAGTTGTTGCTACTGCCCCTTGACATGGAGAGGTTGACTTGTATTTATTATAAGTATCAAGCATCCATAAATCAAAGGTTCCATCTTGTAGTTCAACATAGCTAAACGTTCTAATCTGATTATAATAAACAACCACAATCGGGCTATTCATATCAGCGGTTATAAACTTGCTTTCTTTCGTACAAGGATCAATATACGAATAAAGAAAGGACTGCCCGTTTAGAGACAGTCCTATCATAAATAAAAATAATAATATTTTAGTTTTTAAAGACACCGTTCCTGATTAAGCTTTCAATTACTTTAGTTGTAGCAGTCTCTAAAGACTTTCTAGTTGCTTTACCAACAGTGCTTTGTGAAAACTTCATATCAAGACTCTTCAGGAATGATTCTCCTACTTTAGTTGCTTCTCCCTCTCCTGAGCCGATGTATACTTGTCCGGTCATTGCATCCACGAACCGAACTTGGAGGCGTAAGAAAGTAGTAACGACAACTTTGCTCTTACCTTTCTCAACAGTCTCGTCTTCATCAACAGCAAAATCGGCCACAGTAACATAAACAAAGTAACGAGCAGCTTTAATTTTACCCTTTCCATCAATGGGCTCTTCGAAGACTCCTTTCTTTGAGGCTTTGAATTGGGTAACCATCCGTTCTTTGATTTCGGACTTTTCTTCGGTGAATATAAATCTTCCTGTTTCATCTAAATAATCTAATACTGATTCTGCAAAACCTAAACCAACATTCTTTTCTTGAAGGTCTGGGTATAGAGCTAGAACCTTGGTCATATCAACGTTAATTACCTGAACAGCATATTTTAAACTGTCTGTGTAATTAGATACTGTTGAGATGTCTTTGGTCTCAATAACATCCTGCTCGGTGGTAGTCTTCATAGAACCACATCCGGCTAATGTCATAACCACCAAGGTCATAAACTTATTGAACCATTTTTTTACCATGGATCTTCTTCTTTAGCGGGTTCAGCTTTAGCAGGAGCAGCTGCTGGCTTTTCAACTACACGCTCTTTAATGATTGTGTTTGTTCCACCACCTTGCTTAACTTGCTGTTTGTTCTCTTGATTCTGTTGAACGTTAATTACAACAGGAGCAGCAGAACTAGCAGGAGCTGCTTGTTCAGTTTTAACTTCTTCTTTAGGCTCGTCACCACCGCCTAAGTGGGTTACAAACCAAGCACCGCCGGCTGTAACTGCTGTAGTGATAGCACCAATGATTGCTTTCTTGGTAGCTGACATTACGCTTTCTTCTTTTTCTTCTGACATATTATTTATTTATAATTATTTTTGAAGTTGAGATTTTAGTATCTGTTTTTACAGACATTAAATAAAAGCCGTTATCTAAAGGAGTTAAATTTACTAAGTATTTGTATTCTCCAGCAGGCATTTTGGTATTGATAACCTCCATTACCTCTCTTCCAATCAAATCACTAACAGATACTTCAGTTTGAGATTCTTGCTCAACTTTAAATTGAACCATTACCTCACCTTGGGTTGGGTTAGGAAAGATAATAACTTCTCCTAAGTCGGTCAACTTAACAGGCTTATTAATTCTTCTTACTTCAATTACTCCCATGGCTGGAGTGATGTTCATATCTCTTGCATCATCACCTCCAACAAATTTAGGACCGGTCCAGATTGCAGCACTACCCCATTCTGATTGAGGCTTCTTAGCAATGAATTGCATAGTTAAGATCTGCTCACCATCGTTGATTAATTGATTACCTTTTAAGTCAGCAGCACCAAAAGCAACTACTCCGTTATCAGGGCTAGTGTATGAAGTCCAATTCATCATCTTTTCAGTCAAGTCAATTTTCTTGAACTCAAGTAATGCTGTGTCGTACTTTAACTCTAATTGAACTGCACCTAACTGTTTTCCGTTAGTAAGCATCTTAACAGGAACGTTAACTAAGTTACCTTCATCAACTTTAACCTTAGGCATATTAACTTCAATAGTCTCAGTTACATCATCATACTGAACTGTGTTATCAATAATGTAATTCTTAGCATTGGTTGGGTTGATAATCTTAATAGGAGTCAAACGAGCCATCTTAAAGCCAGTTGCGTTTGCATCTCCTTTAACTGCTACATAGTAAGTAATTGAATCCTTACCATCAATTGAGTAAGTCAAGTTATTAACAGTAGAGTAAGTAGAAGTTAAGTTAGTAGCTGCTCCATTGATTGCATTAAATTCGGCAACAGTGAAGAACATTACATCCTTTTTAGAATTAGGCCAAGCATTAAATCTACCTGCCAATCTTCCATATACTGAATAAACATCTACAATGCTGATTGTTCCATCAGTTCCGTTAACGTCCATTGTGTAGTAATCAAATCCTGAAGGAGTGTATTGAGCTAAGACTGCTTGGTTGATCTTCTGTGCATCAGCAGTTGAGAATACTGAACCAGGAGTCATTGTATCTCCTTTGATTGCCATTCTAACATCCCAGTAGGTAGTATCTAAGAATTTTCTGAATACAACATGACCTAGTGAGTTAGTTGCTTTAGCTTCTACTTGAGTCCAGGTTGAAGAACCTTTTGCTCTTTTCTCTAAAGATACCCACAAGTTCTTAGCATCTGAACCTGTAACGTTCTTAAACTTAGCAGCAAATCTTAACACCTTCTGATTGAAACGACCACCGTAAGAATAAACTACCAAAGTAGTATCATTACCCCAGTTAGTAGCAGCTTTGTTTGCAAATGATTTAACTCCGGCTACTTTTAAAGTCTTAATAGAATCTAAGTTGTTCCAGATAGCTTCTCCGGCATGAGTGAAAGTTAAATCAAAGGTTGCTCCATCAGAATAATTGAAAGTTGAGTTAGTACCTGTGTAAACAACAGTAACTGTTAAGAACCCTTGAGCATTACTATCTACATACTGTAAGTACTGGTCTGTAGTAGAAATCTTCAATGTAGGAACAACTCCGGTGAATGCAGTGTTATCGTAGTAAATACGGTACTGCATACCTGTAATCTTCTCAGAAGTAGATGTGTTGTAAAAATAAAGAGGGGCAACAGTTTGTCCGACAGTAGTTGTAGCTACTTGATAACCAGAATCAATTACTACCCAGTGCCCTGTTCCAGGTGAGGTTGATGCTGATTGTGCCGATACTCCGAAAACGGCTAAGGCCGTTAGAAGAAATGCGATGAGTTTTTTCATTTTTGTATGTTAGTTAATTGAGTTATTGCATGCTGTTTTAACCAAGGTTCAGGATTGTCTAACTTGTCAATAAAGTCAAGCTCGTACCTGTAACACCATGCTTCCTCTTGCTCAGGAATTATGATGTACCCTTTCTGTAAAACATGCAAATGCAAACTCTCATGAACTAACACCACTGCAAGGTTGTTAATTGAATTTAACTGCACATCTTTTATGGCAACCAGTATCGTTCCTTTGTTTCCATAACTTCCTTCATTAGAAGAAAAACCGGAAGACCAGAACTCTACCCTCTCACAAACACTATCTAACAACTGATACTTTTCAATATCTGTTTTTTTAATTAACTGTAATGCTGAATCTATTTTTTGATCCCATCCGTCACCGGCTTTGTCTACTTTTATTTGAGCGTAAGCTAAGTTGGCTATAAGTAACAAACTAGTTAGAAATAGACCTTTCATGATTCTGTTATAAATAGAAAAAGGCCTGCGTTAACAGGCCCTTTCTCAAACTTTTTCGATTAAGTTTATTTGATCTCACAAGCACCGCCGGCACAAGCAGCTTCTCCTGCTAGATCGGTCATATCTTCCATCTCAACTACCTTAGTCAAATCAAGGTCTGCCAATACAGAAAGTAACTTTTCGTAAGTCTCTTTATCGCAATCCTCAAAAGGTAACTGCGGGTAATTAGGATCACTGTAAGGAAGTACTGAAAGTCCATTGTAAGATTTTCTATTCTCCCACATCCATTCTCCAACTGCTTCCCATTCGTTATCTTTAATAGAGATTGTGGCAGAGACGTTGTGAGTATTGTTTCCTTTGCGGTGACCGGGCTTAATCCACTCCTTAGTTACTCGTTTTACTCTTTCTAGAAGATCAAAAGGTGATTCTGTTCTTAGAATTGCTCCTTCTGGTGCTTTTTGAGGCACGGTAATGATTGCAGTATCGTGAGGACGGTTCTCGCAATCCTCGATTAACTCTGGGTGATTGATTGAAAGGTAAGTGTAAATTGCTTCATTCTTACCTACTCTCATTCTTCTTAGATAGTAGTCGTTATGCCATGCATGAATTCCACTAGAAGTTCCAAGTGTTAGAGAGGTTGTACCTGCAGGCTTAACTGTAGTACATCTGGCGGCACAATTGATTCCTAAGATACCGGCAACCCTTTCATTCTCTGCTTTTACTATCTCGGCAGCCTCTGTCATATCGTAATTCAAAACAACGCCTGAACCAATACCGGTCATTGATACTCCAATCAAAGCTTCTTTCTCAGTTGTTCTTTTCCAAACCTCTCTCAAGTAATGGAAGTCAGAATAACCTGCTTGCAAAGTTCCGATCAAGGTTGCTGCTTTAACTCTACTGTTAAAATCTTCCTGAGACTCGATATCAGAAACATTTACTTCGCATAAGTTACAGAATTGGAAAGGACGTAAAGCAATCTCACAGCATGGGTTAGTTCCCCACTCTAAGTTATTGGTGAAGTAGATTCCTGGTTCACCTGCTCCTGAATGTTCGATTCTTTTCCAGATATCCAAGAACTGTTCTTTCTCGGTTGTGCCTCTAAGCAAAACTGCTGAGTTGTTAGCTCTTCCACGTTGAGGGTTCAATTCATACCAAGCACCAGACTTGGCAGCGATCATCTCATCGTCATCGGCTGAGAATAAAGAAATCAAAGCAGCTCTTCTAATACCGCCGGCCAATACTGCATCAGCAATATGACAAACCATATCGTGAACTTCGATAGTAGTTAATCTTTGACCGTCTTGTTTTGCCTCAAGCATACCTTCTAACTTTGCCAAACACTCTCTCAAAGGAGCAGGTCCGGGTGCTTTACCGCCGGCAGTAACCAACCTAGCACCTTTAGGTCTGATATCTGAAAAATCAAACTCAATAGTAGAAGTTCCTCTGAAATAGGATTTCATTAGAACCTTAACTGCATCAGCCCATCCTTCAATAGAATCTCCAACTAAGAATCTTTTCTTTCTGTTTGGATTTGGTTTTCTGATTTCAGGTAGTTTTTCTACATGCTCGTATTGAACTGAGTAACCAACTCCGGTTCCGCCTAGTAACAAGAACATTACTTCACCAAATGCTCTCCAATCATCGATTGGTAAGAAAGCACAGTTGTAAATACGGGCAGGATTCACTTCGATAGGACGGCCGGCAAACTGCATCGACCTCATCGAAGGTAAAACCTTCTTGTCGTAAACGTACTTATAAGCTGCCTCAATTTCTTCTGCCATCGCAGGGTACTTCTTTTGATGCATCTCCTTGTTTCTTGAAACCAACTCTTCCCATGTTTCTCTTCGGTTCAAATGCGGTTGGTATTTCGCATATTTTAAAAAGACCGTAACGTCGCTTAAAATTTTCTGACTAATATTCATTGCTTTGTGTTTTGTAATGTATTTGATAAGTATCCAGTTTTTTTAAAAAATTCCCTGTTTTTTTAAGAAAAAGTTGAAAGTTGCATGAATTTTTTAGCTAATTCTCTTTTATCGAAGCTATCTACCTGAGAAAAGGTTGCGGGTGTGTTAGAAGTTCCATCTTCGTAGGTTGGCATATCTTCGGTAAGTTCGATATGACCATTGTTCGTATCGATCTTTGCTCCGTAAGTCATACCATCCATCCCGTAACGATTCTTCATAACGTGTACTCGACCGGTACCATGAACCTTATCTTCTTTCTTTCTGGAAAGCGATAGGCAGAAATCGGCAACCATAATCTTATCATACGAACCTGCTGCCTTATCTCCTTCGATAATATCGTCTTTTGCACCCATTCGGTTAACCTGAGAAGGAGAAAGAACAGTTACTTTAAATTCTTTAGCAAGGCCCTTACATGCAACATACATATCATCAATCTCATCTTTCCTTTCAGTAAACTTTTTGGAAGGTGGTCGGAGATAATCGATATAGTCAATCACAACCATATCGGGTTTAATATCTGCATCAATACATTTTTGAATATGGGCTTTCAAGGTTGCCACAGTGGCTGCCTTAGGAGGATATTCTTTTACTACTAGCTTACCAGCCAGGCCTTCAACTACCCTCTCAACCTCATCTCTGTGATGCTGGACTTGTTCGATAGAATGTCCGGTAAAGAAACAGTCAAAGCGTTTACCAACATAATCCTGACCTAATTCCAAAGTATAGTAAATTACGTTGTATCCCATTCTTACTGCATGAGCTGCCATAGCAACCATCATCCAAGATTTACCTCCACCCGGATTACCAAATACAATACCTAAATCACCAGGACCAAATCCTCCTTGGGTTAATTGATTCAACATAGGCCAGGGAGTAGGAATAGTGGGGCGATAATCCTCCCGGTAACGGGTCTCAATATCTTTATTATATTCGTGCCCAATATTCCTATCCTGTCCAGCCTTTAACGCGTTATCAATCAAGTGACGAATTGAATCGTAGTCACCTGAGTTTAGAAGGTCAACTGAGTTTAGTAGTGCTGTTTTTAATTGCTGGTTCTTACAGAAGGCAGTAAATTCTTCTTCAACGTATTGGAGTTCGTCATCTGAATGTCGGTAAGCTTCTTTGATCTGCTCAACAATAGAGGTCTTAAGTACATCGTTATCAATCTTCTTAACTTCTACTTTGAGGGTATCCATTGAGATGACTGTGTGGTATTTATTCCAGTATCTTAGAATCTCATTAATAATCCATTTGTGAGCAGGGTTTGGAAAATGCTCATCAGATAAAATATCGTAAATGTTCTGAACGAATTCTTTTCTGGTCAATAATGCTCCGATAGTCTTAACCTGGAAAGGAGCTCCGTAATCTACTAATGTCTTTAACGCTGCCATATAACTTCTTTGTATAACTTATTTTATGTAATATATGAATTTATTTGAATTGAGACAACTTAAAAAAGGTATCTGTTGTCCAGTAATCAATGTTTTTAATAAAATGAGACAGTCCATCCATCTCGTAAAGTTCAATAAAGTGCTTCTTGTGAAAACCGTTATTTTCCTCATTAATCAATTCGTTGATGTAATCAATCTGCCTATCGTCCAAAATTGGATTTTTAAGATCCATTAACTTATAGTGATTTAAAAGATTCTGTTTTGCAAACAATACCCGGGCATAGATCTGATGTTCCTTTAAGTGATCTTCGGCATGATCGAAGATATCTTTCATTGTTAGAGGTACATTAACAATGTCTGGGAATAGTTTTAAAAGCGTCTTTGGACCTAATCCTTTGATACCTTCAATCTTATCTGATTGGTCTCCAAGCATTGTTTTGTAGATAATAAAATTATCTGGATGTATTCCAAACTCTTTTTGAACATCCTTCGGTCCGTAGAATACTTTTGTGACTGGTCTGTAAAGGGTAACGTGGTCGTTTACCAGCTGAAGGTAATCCTTATCAGAAGAAACAATTACCATTTGAGTGTCGAACCTTCTTGGTAATTCTCTAGACATGAAAGCAATCATATCATCTGCCTCTGCTTTATCAATCATTCCAACTTTAACTGGAAGGCATTGTAGGTAATGAATGATTCTAGTAATTTGACCAACCTTTGCATCATTCTCATCTTCCAATGATTCAAAAGCATCCCAGTTTGTAATCCGGTTAATGCCTCGGTTTGATTTGTATTCAGGTAATAAATTCTTTCTGTTAGTAGAAGATCCTACTCCGTCAAAGATTACGTAAACGCCTGTTGGTTGTACCAGCTGAATTAACGAACCTAATGATCTAACGAATCCAGCTAGTCCTCCAATGTGAGCTCCATCCTGATTAACCATGTTAATGGTTGCAAAGTTTCTAAAGAATAGATTCAATGCATCGATTACTAATACTCGGGAGTGAAAATTTTCGTCTGTCGGTATTACTTCTTCTACTTCCTTGATGTTATCAAGCAAAGCTTTGTATTCTGCTTTCATAAGTTACTATTAATATAATAAAAAAGCCCTTGACTTGCAAGGGCTCTTTAAGATTTATTTTTTGGAATCCTATTCCGGCTCTTCCTGGAAATAACCAGGTGTTGCATCCTCATAAGCTTCTTCTACTACATCGAAGTCTCCTCCTCCTAGAATAGCTGACCATTCTTTAGCATGAGCATCTTTGTACTTCTTAAGCTCTTTCTCATCATCGTTGATGAATCCGTGAGGTGTCATAATGATTCTGCCTCGGGTTGTAATTCCATTGATATGATTCTTATCAATCTGGAGATTAGTTCTCTTGGCAAATTCTACCTGCTTACCATCCTTGATTGCTTTAATCTTGGAAGTTCCTGCATTCATGATGTTACCAAACGTTACAACGAACGTTGCATCATACCACATAGCAAATCCGCCCTTATTCATAAGTTTGGGTTGACCCATGGGTGATTCAGGCTTCTGAGTCCATACCTTATTAACTACTACGAGAGTGTTAGTGTAAGGAGAAGACTCTTTCCGAGACATAACAATGCGTTGGTTTACACCGTTACCGAACTGAGTCGACATTGCACCTGCATTCCATTCGTTGTTATTCTTGTTAGAACGTACTGAAAGTTCACAGGGCACTGAACCGATTGAATCCCAGAGGAACAATAAGTCATGAGGTAGACTTCCTTTCTTCTGTTCGTCAATCAAGTCTAGAATAAATCCGGCAACGTCTTCGATTGTATTCAAGGTCTCTCTATCAACATAGATAAAGAATCCTCCGTAATCAACAACCTCACCGGTCTCTTCATCAACCGTTTGATCTACTTGCAGACCCATCTGAATAGCATGTTCCCAATTCCATTTCATCTCTGTAATGATGAATACTGGAAGGATGCCTGCTTTCTGGGCTGATACTGCAGCTTCAAGCAATGCTGTGGTCTTTCCTGTATCGGAATGACCTCTCAGCATTACAATGTGGCCCATCGGGATTCCAGGGATTGAAGTTACTTCCTGGAAGGAAGGTGATAGAGGAATCCATTTCTGCTCTTTGAACTTAACGTTGCTCTTAAGAAGCTTCTTCTCTTTGAATTTATCTAGAGAAAATCCTTTCTTAAGTTCAGCAGATACAGCCTCTGTTAACGAACCTCTTTCTTTTTTAGCCATAGTCTATTAGAAAGGTAAGTCGTTATCGTCGTCGTTGAATAGTGAATCGAACTTGTCAGCTTTTGATTCTACTTTCTTACCTTGTGCTTCCAAAGAGAATTTACTCTCGGGCTTTTTCCAAGGAAGTTCTTCAGTGGCGGCAGCTGCAGGCTTAACATCGTCGAAAGTTGCAGCAGGTTCAGAAGAGATTACTCCTTCTTCTTCGTCAGGTGCCAACCATTTTTGCAATACAGACTTCATATCATCGAAAGACATTCTAGAGAATACTTTCAAAGGATCTGGTTGATCGTTAAGAATGATCTGAAGCAATGCTTGATCTTCGGTCAAAACAGATTCTTTAGTACGTGCACGAACGGTAGTCTTATTAAAACCAGTTCCTGTAGTATCGGCACCAACAGTAGTCAAGTTCAAGTCACGACCTGAAATGATGTCAGTGTAATCCCCGATATCCTCATCTTCTACCATAGAAAGCAATTCCATGTAGATCTCTTTACCGAAGCCCCAAAGCTTAACGCCTTCGGCTTCTTGACCTCTAACGATAATAGGTACGAATACTCGCATTTTAGGTTCGAGTTTACGAGCCAATCTCCAAGATTCTTTGTCTTTAGATTGACGCAATTGTTTTGCGAATTCAACAATAGGATCCTTCTCACCCCAGTTTGTAGGAGAGATGATTGGGTTCTTGTCGATTCCGTAGTGGAAAAACAACTCCGAAAAAGGATTTGATTTGTTGTACACAGAAGGTACAATACGAATTGTTTGCTTGCCCACGGCAGGTTTCCAGAAGACATTCTTACGTGCCTCTCCAGAAGGACGGCTGTTCTGAGTTTGCAAAGAGTTAAGCTTTGCTCTAATTGAATTGATATCCATAATTTTTATTATTAATATATGCTATTTGTTTCTGAATTGCAACTTGTTTATTGCTGCTCATTGTTACCTCCAAATGTTTCGTTGTAGTATTGTTTTGCTGATTTGTATTTTTGTTCCCAAGTTCCATCCGGTAAATCAATACAATAATCTCCTTTATCCCAAGCATCTTCAATCTCCTCCTCATGCATTGCTTTACCTTGTTCAACTATTTCATTATACTTTCTGTTAAAAAATTCAACACCTATTTCTCTTCTAGATAATAAAGCGTGTATTAATGTTAAGTTTTCAATCACCCACTCAACACTACTTTGTTTATTGTTGCTCATAATTTTATCCGTTACGTTGTCCGCATTTGTGTTTGTGTTGAACATACCACATTATTCTAAATGTATTCAATACAAAGAAGTAAGTATCAAATTCATTAATTTCATCTGTTGATTTACATATACCAGTATGGTACGCTCTTACTTTTGTTTTAAGTGTTTTTGCTGATTTTGGGAAAGTTTCAAACGATATAGCATATCGCTTTGTTAATTCAAAAGATTTATACATATAATTTAGTAGTTTGTTTATTGTTGCTCATTGTTACCTCCTTTGTAAAGTCTGTCCATGTTTTGGTCAAAGTAGTCTACGATATACTTAAATGGAAGTGCATTCCACACTGTCTGAAAGATACTTTGTTTATTGTTGCTCATTGTTCATTTGGTTATAGTTATCCATTTCACTTTTTTCCTCCATCGCATTGTAGTCTGCAATATATTGCTCATTGTCTTCTATATGATTATGAAGTAACTCACATACCCAAGCATTTTCAAATTCGTAAATACCACAGTGTAGTAATGCATTATCGTAATCATCAAATATCTTAACACTGCCATCAACATTTTTGAAAAATTCTTTGCTGATAATATCAACGATGATATATTGTTTATTTTTGCTCATTGTTACCTCCAAATGTTTCTTTATAGTAATCTTCAAATGTCTGGTAGTTACTCATCAAGTATTGCTTATATGTTCGCTCATGTTCCTTCTTATGTATTGCTTTAGCTTGTTCGGCAAAAATACTAATCAATTTTGGTGAAATTGAACCATACGTAGCTATTTCTTTCTGGATTTTGCTTTCTAGCCATTCAACGCTCATTTGTGTTTCGCCGTACTCCATATCTTATTTTTTAAATGTCCCCATAAATTCATCTATCGAAAATTTACTATCACCGTTCTGTGCTTTAAATAATTCAGATTGTACCTCATCATAAAAATTAATTCTATCCATAATAAAAGCAGCATCACTCTCTACTGCCATAAATTCTAAGGTCAGTATAATTTTTTTAACGCATACTAAAGCACAGTATATAGCTTCTCTGTAGCGTGATTCACAGCTATTAATACCTTCTTTTAATGAACCGTTATTCGGTAGCATGAAGTAGTAATCATGAATCAGCTCTAATGCTGCTTTCTGGTGTGGTGTCATTATTTTTTATTTCTTCTTGTGTTAGGTAATATAATAAAAAATCCCCAAAATAGCAACAAAAATGTTAGTAATTTCATTATTCTACTATTGTTTCAACTACTGTTCTGTTGATTGGGAAGTACCAACTTTGGCTTGTTTCATTATTATAAAAACTATAAACCCCTGCTTGTGAATATATAAAATTATTTGCTTCAATTACCATATCAAATGAGTGAGTACCTATTTGACCCCAAACTTTATATTTTTTCATAACTTATTTTAGTCAATTTTGATTACTGATTCGATTCGTGTTGTTTTACCTTCATGTACTTGATAGTTCAACACTGTTGGCATTTTGTCTGCTGTATCTTTTGGATACATTATCCAAATAGCATCATATCCATCTTCAGGTACAATACGTACTAGTTTATAGACTTTACCGTTTATTTCAATAAATTCTTGAGGTTGGTGTGTTATTTCACCTCTTTTTTGACATGAACCTAAAACAACAATGCTTAATACTAATAATATTTTTTTCATAACTTATTTTTTTATCTTACTAATACGCCATTCAATACTACTTTTTCTATGTATATGAATTTCATCCTGGAATGTTGTTTCTTTTCCTATCTCTAGATTAGCTGCAACGGTTGATATGTCGGCTATTGTTATTACTTTCTTTTTATTATTCATAACTTATTTTTCTTCAAAAGTGTAAATGTATGTTGTGTCTGCTTTATTATCTTTAATTGTAATTTCAATTGATGGTTTTACTTGGTGTTTTACTTTTTTATCTATTTGTTCTCCAATAGATATTCCTACACAAAACATGCCAAATAATGCTAATGCCAGTCCTGCTAAAAATAAATTTGTACTAGCTTCATCATCATAGTCACTTTTACTTGAATAACCAATAAATGTCATCAAAACACCTATAAATGCTAAAAGTCCAAATATCCATTCCATAACTTATTTTGTTTTAGTTGAATCACTAGTTGTTTCATCAATATACTCTTCCATCTTTTTCAAAACCAACTCAGTTGCTTTGTATGGAATTTTCTGAAGTGATGTATCTTTTTGAACATAGTCTAATGTTTTACTACCGGCAACAATCAAGATTGCTTCTTTAGTGTCAGGTGTCATGACGGCAAATAGTATAAAGATAATAGATGTGATACCCCACCTCTTCATTCCTTTGTGTCCGGCTGCTATTTTCTTTTCATCTGGTTTTTCACCATAAAAAATGTCATATTGACTCATAGTGTAGATAAAATAACCTAATGCGCACATACCTGTAAAAATAGCCAATCCTACAAATAGTCCTTGAATTGAACTCAACCTAGTGAGTAAGTAAATAAATAATGTATTGTTCATATGTTATATTTTATTGAATTTTCTTGTTTGTATTTTTACTATGTATTTTTGTGCTATTTTATGCCACCACCAATCAAAATCTCTATTGTAGTAAGTACATTTATGTTCTAGTATTTCTAGGAAAGCATCTTCAAAAGTGGTATGTGTTGTTCTGTATTGTCCATCTCTCAACACATACCATACACCATTTTTAAATTTGAATTTGTAGTTTTTTCTTATATTCTTTAATAATTTAGTTTTCATCGATCTTTCAGTTTATCGTTTATAGCACCTAAGTAAAGTATTACCACTATTAATAAAAATACAACCATATTAATCTTCTATTTCAGCGTCCCACTCAGTTAAAACAAATTTCAAATCCAATCCTGTAATTTTAGTTTTATCTTCATTACAGAAAGCCATTGCCTGAAATCCGCCAGTGCTATGAATAATGCCTTGTTCCCAATGTGTATCTTTGTATTGACCTAATCTAGCTTCAGCAGCACCTCTAAGTAAACGTTCTGCTTCTTCTCTTAGCATTTCAATAGTCACATATTCACCAACCCATTTCCAACCTAAGTAGTCCATTGTATTTTGGACTTTAGCAAAATTGAATTCATCTAAAATTTCATCAATCATTTGATTGACAGGATCCAAATGCACCTTTTCAGTTGATTGTGGATTCATTTTGTTAAGCAAGGTCTGTAATTGCTTCAACTCTTTGGGGTTTAAATTTCCAATATTCATATTAAGTTAAAAGGGGAGTATTTGTTGTTCTTTTTTATTAGTAGCTACAGTAGGTCTTGGAGCCAACCCAGCACTTATAATTTCCATGATATCATTCTTATGTTTTGCTTGTCCGTTTAAAGCATATCGCATTTTAGCTTCAAAGATAGTAAGCAGATTAGATACTTTGTACTTGAATCCTTTATACTCAATAATTTCATATCTTTGTTTTGGATCAATTTTATAATCAACTTTGACTCCATCATAAATAAAAGTCTCATCAAAATCATTAGCTGAGGCTTTACCGTCTAAATGTTGTACTATACCTTCTTCTCCTTCTGGGTCCTCAACTAATACAAAGTATGGGGAAATCATGTCTAAATCTGATGAGTTTTTATCTATCCAACGTTTTAGTCTTACTCCATGAAGAAATAACCCTACAGATCCGCCAACATGAAACATAGGGTATCTTTCTTGAATCTCTTTAACAATATCCAAACGCAGTCTACTTTCTATTTTAGTTATGTGTTTTTCAGTTTGTTTTTGAGTAAGTTCGTACCTTGAAATCTCTTTTAAAATTTTAAACGAGGTAGTAACTGATTTGTCTTTTTCATCTGTATAAGTTCCCAGAATTTGGATCTCACAGAACCGATTAGAATTGTTATCTGAGTAGTGATCAAAAACATCCTCTAACTTATTGCAGTAATGATAGCCATCAGCGGTACATGTTCTTGGGTTTTTAATTTCTAAATTTTTAGAGTAAACTTCACCTATGGCAAATTGCTCTCCTCGACATTTTAAGTCTTTATCAAAACCTTTGTATGCTATTTTCATAACTTTTATTTTAATTTAACTAATTCACTGATTAACATTGCAACATCATCTGTTGTTTGACGAGGCATAACATCCGATTCACCCTTTGGATAAACTGTCCAATGTCCATCGTTCCAAGTCATCCAATCACCATCACCGTTCCAAGCAGCAACTTCTGCTGTTGTTTCACCTTCATCACAATAATTGCCTTTGCTAAATTGAACACTAATAGTGCATCCGTTAGCGAAGTCCATTTGAAACCCGTGATGCCATTCGTTGTTTTCTGCTCTAAAATTCATAACTCTTATTTATCTAAATGTACGAAGATTACTTTGAAGAGGCAACTGTTATTTTCTTTTTCTTGCCTTTTTAGCTGCTTTAGCCTTAGCTCTTGACTTAGTTTGCTTTTTGGTGAGCGGTCCTTTAGTAGGAGTTGAAGATCTTCCGTACATTGATTCATCCCAATCAAAATGTTCCATTGCTCGTTTTAACCCCTCAGTGTAGTCTGTTCCTGTTAGAATACCTGCTAAAGGTAGAATTGATTCTTTGCTTAATTTTGTCATAACTTCTATTTATCTAAATGTACGAATTAAATTTTAAAATTCCAAATATTACTTTCGAAAATTTGAAATTAAAACCGGTACCCAGCATGCAACAAATGTGACTGTTATTCCAAATAGGATACCGTGCATTGGATTTTTAAAACTTGTGTTCGAAGCTCCGGCTAATGCTCCCATTAAAGTCATTATAAGTGCTATGTTCAGTCCCGGATGTTCTTTTAGCCTCTTAAAGTAGTTTTTCATTTAGTTCTTCGAGTTGTGTTTCTAGTTCTTGTATTTGCTGCTTTAATTCCTCAATCTCCTCATCCTTTCTTTCAATACAGGAAGGGCAAGCGTTTACTTCTACCTGTAGGTAACCTCTACTCCTGCTCTTACGGGTACTAGATTCTGAGCATAGTCCCTCTCCACAAGTACCGCAAAAGACTTCAAAGTCCACAGTGGTAGTAGCTGTTACTTCTACATCATCAAAACTAGGCATCTTGACCTCCAAATGTTTCGTTGTAGTAATGTTCGGCTTGGTGTAAATTAGCCCCAAATCCTGTTGTATAAGATTTTTTTATCTCCTCCTTCTGCATTGCTTTGGCTTGTTCTTCTATTTTTATGAGTTTTGCATCATATTCAATTGGTGAAATTAGCCCTAAACGGCTTTGAATTTCTATAGTATGTCTTTCAATAATATACCACTCTACACTACTTTGTTTATTGTTGCTCATTGTTACCTCCTTGTATTTCAGTTAGTTTTTCTTCTATGCATTGTTTTTGATACTCAAGATGCAGTATTTCTGAATGTTTTTTTATTACTAAATATGCATTGTCTAATAATTCTTTTTCTTGTTCTGTTCGCCATCCTGTTTTCATAATGCACAGTGCATCAATTAGCGATAGTTGTTTATTATTGCTCATTTGTTACCTCCTTTGTTTTCTGGGTGAATAGGATTCTTACAGTTACCCTTATGACACAAACTGTATCTGTGGCCTGAACTGTATTCAAAGTACTCACAGTCCTCTATAACGATTAGTTTTAAGGGCTTGTTACCGTACTCGGTTACAATTTCAGTTGATTGTCTTGTGACTGTTGGTTCATCGCAACTACTTATCATTCCTATAAGTAATGTTGCTAATATTAGTTTTTTCATGATTTGTTTATTGTTGCTCATTGTTACCTCCTTGTATTTTATTAGAAAAATATTTTGTATAATACCACTTTAATCTTGCACCTTGTGATTCTTCAAGAAATCCCAATTGAATTTCAGTATCAATATAAAAAATGTATCTTTTCAATATCTCCTCCTCGCTTGGTAGTTCGATTGGGTTCATTTTGTCAATAAATTGAACGATGTCTTCATCCCTTACTTGAAAAAAATCCAACATTTCTTTTACTTGTTCTTCTGTGTATAGTCTCATTGCTCACATCCTCCGTAGGTTTCGTTGTAGTGTTCATCAAAATCTTTTTTGAATGTCATTTCTGCTGCGTTATCAAATTGAGAAGTCGAATCAAGCCAAGTTTTTTTGTGTTGTTTCTTCTCCATTTCTTTGGCTTCTTGGTATGCTACAAGGTTAGTGTATTCATTGTAAACTAATAATCCTTGATTTGCTAATGTCTCAAAAGCAAAATCCACTGCCGTTTGTTGTTTATTGTTGCTCATTGTTAAATATATTTTTTACAAATGTTACTTCTTCAAAATCATTTTCTAAAATAAGTTTTGTTAAATCGCTTTGGTCGTACCCATAACTTTTTGACATTCTTTCTTCAAAGTAATGCCAAGTGTTGTTGAACCATAAGAATTTAGATACACCATTTACTGTTTGACCTATATCAAACACATCTCCGTTTTTTATTTGTTTATTGTTGCTCATTGTTACCTCCTTGTATTTTACTAATTACCATTTTTGCACCATTAAAAAAACTCAATTCAAAGTATTCCCTTTTAAGTGCTTCTTCCTCAATCTCCTTATCACTTGGTAGTTCGATCGGAGTTATGTTTTTCAACTCTTCCGAAAATATGAATGGGTTATAATTTTTACCTGCTGTAAATGCCGCTTTGGCTAATTCAATTAATTGGTCTTCTGTGTATAGTTTCATACTTTGTTTATTGTTGCTCATAACTTTTATTTTTTAGTGTGTGTGTAGTAATTCCTGATAGACTTTTCCGTCTAAGGTTTCTTTCTTTAATGCTTTATTCTCAGAGTCACATAC